TTACAGGTGAAGCTTATGCTCTTCTTCCGGCGGGCATACCCTGGGCAGCACCTCCAGGAAATGCTGACCGATCTTCGTCGGATCATAATCATTGGCAGCGCAGATGAAGCGGAGAGTGTCCGGCATCAGGATGTGGCCTTTCGCTTTCTCCTCCTTGTATTTCTGCCATTCTTCATATTCTTTGTTCGTAATCTGCTTCATTGATACCATCCTCAAAACTGAAAGTTATCGGGATTGAAGATAGTTCATCAATGCTTTTACCGCTTTCGCTCTGTGAGAATATGTTTCCTTAAAAGAAAGTGGCATACTTGCTGTAGTTTTTCCGTCTCCATCTTCGGAGATAAAGATTGGGTCATAGCCAAAACCGTTTGTTCCTTCTTCTTTTTCGGCGATAACCCCATTCCAAATTCCTGTAAAGAGGTGCTCTTTTCCTGTTTCATCAACAAAACATATACAGGTTACAAAACGAGCATTCCGATTTTCTTTTCCTTCCAGCCCTTTCAGTACGGCAATTCTGCGTTCATGCTCTGTCTTCAACCCTTTATACCGGGCAGAGTAGAGTCCCGGTTCTCCACCCAGGGCTTCCACTTCCAAACCACTGTCATCAGAAATAACACAGCAATGCGATAAATCGTAGATTGCTCGCGCCTTTAAAAACGCATTTTTCTCGAAAGTGGTTCCTGTCTCTTCTACCTCAAGATTTATGTTCTCCTCACCCTGGGAGACCACCAGAAAACCAAGCGGCTCAAAAATATCTTTGTATTCCCGGATTTTCCCTTTGTTATTACTTGCAATGATCAATTTCATGCTGCGTCTCCACAAATCCCGATATGACGGTCTCTTCGATCAAACCCATTATAGGCTAAGCATGAGCTTACTATCAAGCCCACACCTGTTATTTCGCCGCAAACGGAAAAACTCCTGTCAAAGCGACAGGAGCGAAGGGGTATGATCGGATCGTCAGATCTCAATGCCGTTGCGGAAGGTGAAGCGGATGCTGCCATCGGTGTAAACCGTCGCATGATCCAGCAGCTTTCCCCAGGCCTCTGGATTGAAGGCCGTCATCTTCTGCGGCAAGGCTTGCAGGGTGACAATGAATTGCTGTGCTGCGGTCTTGGTGGAAATCAGAGTGGCGATCTGCCCGGCTGCCTTGTCGTGCTCAGCCTTGACGCTATCGTATCGGGTGGCCAGTTCATCGTAGCGCTTCTGGTATTCCTTCTGGTCGAGGGCAACGTGGGCGTTTTCGTTGATCGCTGCCTGCACCATCTCAGCCAGTACGCACATCTCACCCCATAGGCGTTTCTTCTCCGCTTCAAGCGCCGTCGTATCGTACAGGATTTCCGCGCCTTCCGTCAGCCCGGCAATGATGTCATCCCGCTTGGAGATGAGCTTGTTCAGCGCAGCAACAAATCCCTGCTTGAGCTGTTCCTCGGTCACATGCGGTGTAGAGCACGTCTTGTCCCCGCCGTACTTCTGATTGCAGCGGTAAATGACCCGGCGGTACTTGGCCTGATTGGAATGCCAGATCTTTGAGCCGTAGTAAGCGCCGCACTCACCGCAGACGATCCGGGAGGCGAAAATGTCCACTCCGCTGTAGCGGCCTCCTTTGGATTTCCGGCGCTCAAGCTCCAACTGCACCAATTCGAAGGTTTCTGGCGGGATGATCGCCTCATGGTTGCCCTCCACGTAGTACTGCGGCAGGACACCCTTGTTGGGAATCTGCCGTTTGGTCAGAAAATCTTCGGTGTAGAACTTCTGCATCAGGGCATCGCCCTTGTACTTTTCATTACTCAGGATGCTTCTCACCGTGCCCTGATGCCACACCTCCTTGCCACGAGGCGACGGAACACCGTTTTCCATCAGCTTGGCAGCAATGGCGTGTGGCGTCAGCCCCTCGAGGAACCAATCGTAGATGTCCCGGACGATTTTCGCCTGCTCCTCATCCACCAGAATCTCACCCTTGGGGCCGCGCTTGAAGCCCAGGGTGTGCTTGAAGGGAATGGCGACTTTACCGTCGGCCATACGCTTCCGCTGGCCCCAGGTGACGTTTTCGGAAATGCTCCGGCTTTCCTCCTGGGCCAAGCTACTCATGATGGTGATCAGCAGTTCGCCCTTCCCATCGAACGTCCAAATGTTTTCTTTCTCAAAGTAGCACTCGATGCCTTTTTCCTTCAGCTGTCGGATGGTAGTCAGGCTGTCGACAGTGTTCCGGGCAAAGCGGCTGACGGACTTGGTGACGATAAGATCGATCTTCCCGGCCAGTGCATCCGCTACCATGGCCTTGAAGCCCTCTCGGTGTTTGGTGCTTGTGCCGGTGATGCCCTCGTCGGTGTACACCTTCACGAATTCCCAGTCGTCCCGCGCCTTAATGTACTGGGTGTAGTAGTCGATCTGCGCTTCATAGCTGGTGAACTGCTCATCGCTGTCTGTGGAGACGCGGGCGTAGGCAGCGACCCGACGCTTTTTCTGAGCCGCGATGGGTGAAGCCGTAAAGCGGCTGACCGTCGGCGGGATGGTTACGACTTTCCTTTGCTGCTCCAATATTTGTTCCTCCTGACTTCCTTCATGTGCTCGCTCATCCGTTTCCTCTGCTCCGGGGAGTAGGTTCTCTTTGGCTGACTCTCAAACATTGCCCGGCGCTCCGCTGACCATTTCGGCATGCGCCGCTTCGTGTCCCATTTCCGCTCAACGGTGTGACCGTTCTTGAACAGGTAGGTCAGGATCATTTCCTCGTTTACGTCGATGTGATCAATCTGCTCCAGGAAAAGGGCTTCATCAAAGGTCTCGAGGCCAAGCACCTCTGCGGTAGCCTGCCGGAGCTCTTCATCACGGATGCCCCTGGTGCCGCACTTCGTGGGATGCGGGCAGCGCCAGTAGTAAACGGTCTCGTTTTCAACGGAAGCGAGGTGCTGCATCTGCCGCCTGAAATTCTCCCCGCAAACCGTGCATTTCAGCTTTGTCGTAAAGCATGAGCAGCCATTCCGGTTTGGCGCATGCTGGCGACGGTACGCGGAGACCTCAGCCCGGTACTCAGATGTCCAGCAATCCTTCTTGGAGGTGTTCACCCAGTGCCGGATGTCCGTGTGACCATCCCTGAAATGGAAGGTCAGCTCCCGTGCGCCGGTCACCTCGATATGGTCGATCCGCTCGGTAAAGGCCTGCTCATCAAATGTTTCAAGGCCCATTGCGCTGGCGGCTTCCTGCAGGATGATCCTGTGTGGGATCTCCTTTCCGATGCATCGTCCGCCCTTCTTTTTTCGCGACCCGCATGCCCAGGTTTCCATCTTTTCTGGCTGAAGAGTACGCTTTGCCCGGTTAAGCCGCTGGCTGTGCATGTAGCTCTGCCCGCAGAAGGCGCATTTGATTTTTCCCGTCAGGAAGCTGGTGTTCAGTGCCTTGTTGGCCAGCGGGCCAAGCTCCCTGCGCCGCGCCATTTCGGATTGCACATAATCGAAGGTCTCCTTGTCGATGATCGCTTCATGGGTGTTGGGCACAAAGTACTGCGGAAGCTCCCCGCGATTCTTCTTCTTTTTCTTCGAGATGGGATCAGCGGTGAATTCCTTCTGCAGAAGCAGGTTCCCGGTGTAGGTGATGTTGCATAGGACGCTCTTGATGTTCGAATCCACCCAGCGGCATCCGTCCCGGGTTGTGATGCCCTCGGCAGCAAATTCACGCTCGGTTTCCAGCCGGGATTTTCCGTCGAGGAAATTCTGAAAAATGCGCTTCACGATGACTGCTTCCTCGGGGGTGGGCACCAGCGTATCGCCCTCCCAGTGGTATCCGTACACCCGGAAGTGTCCCGGAGGGATGCCTTGCTCCATGCGCTTCCGCTGGCCCCATTTGACGTTGTCCGAAATGCTCCGGCTTTCCTCCTGGGCAAAAGAGGCCAATAAAGAAAGCATCAGCTCTCCGTCGTCGCTCAGAGAGTTGATGTGCTCTTTTTCAAACTGAACCTCGATGCTCAGCTCCTTCAGGTGACGAACGGTCTCCAGCAGATCCACCGTGTTTCGCGCGAAGCGGGAGATGGATTTGGTCAGGACGATGTCGATGTTGCCCGCCTCGCATTCAGCCAGCATTTTCTGAAACTCCGGCCTGTTGACCTTGGTGCCGGAGATGCCGTCATCGGCATACACGCCAGCGTACACCCAGCCGGGATGCTTTTGGATGAGCTCGCTGTAATAGCTGACCTGGGCGGAGAGTGAATGGTTCAGGCGTTCTGTTTCCATGGACACCCGCGCATAAGCGGCGACCCGCTTCAGCTTGACCGGCGCTGGCGCAGCCGCATCGATTTTCCTTACAACTTTGGCCATTTCACGACCTCCTTTCGGTCGACATTACTCACTCTAAAAGCCAATAAAGTCAAGCGGTTACGAGCTCTTCTTTGATACAACGCGACCGATAGGCGGGTTATATTTTTGCGTCATGTGCTGGAGCCATTTTTCGTAATCCTCCTGCCCGATAATCCCTTTCTCCAGCATCTCATCCACCAGTGCCATGGATACCTGAAACTTCAGCTCCCGGTCGAACTGCTCTTCACTCATGCTGGTCACCTCCGTAGCGGGCGGCGATGTAGCACGGGTGGGAGCAGTATTTTCTATGCCGGTTTGCGTAATCCGTGAAGGGCTTCCCACAATGCTGGCAGATTACCTTTTTGCCTGCACGGCTGGCGGTGGCTTCATGGTGCGTCAGCCAGTATTTATTCCTGCAGGCGTCAGAGCAGAAGCGACGGGGTCTGAACTTCCCGAAAGCGATCGGCTTCCCGCACTGTGGGCATACTGGCCCTGTGGGTACCGGCTGAGGACTGGTAACGGGATTCCGGTAGCAATAGGATTTGACGGTGGTTTCCGGCAGGCCGATCGTGCGGGCAATCTCTGAATACTTCATGCCGGACTGACGGTACTGATCAATCAAATGCTTCTGCTCTTTCGTCATGGGATCGCTCCAATCTGAAGGAGCCATTATCGTTCCTCTCCTTCAGTACCCACAGGACAAAAAAGCAGGGTTTGGCAACCATTGATGTTAGCAATCGTAAAAACAGAATTACAATGCATTTATAATTGTCTACAGAAACTCCTAAAAAGTATGCGTTTTAAGCTGTTTTTCGGATTGACAATCGCAGACTGTTAGCTATATAATCTTTAACGTTAACAGGAGCGTACGGCCTGTTAGCAAACGCTGGCCAGCGAATAGTATCTTTGGAGGGACCTATGGACACCTTCGGACTGTATCTTATGTTTTCTATGCTTGCTACCCAGGTTCTGCCTTCTCCTAACAAACGGGTAGAGTATCCGCTCGGTTTATTACCGTGCCGGATCTTCCAGGGAGAGACATACCGCAGTTTGTCTCGGATCATCAGAAATATGGTTTTGATGTATCCTGGTGGCGATATTCGGTATGAACAGTCCGGGTTAAGCGATGCGCGGGATTATATTGAACAGTGCTTTCTGTATGACGAGTTCAGACCCGCTTCACATTTGGGCCTTGCATCCTTTTTCAGGGTCATGGAAACAATCAGTTACCACGGACCGCGCAATTTCCTGATTCAAGCTGCTGAAATGATGGATCAAGGGGATGATTTACTTATTCCGGTTTCTGATGTCGTCTCCATGAAAGATTTTCTTTCTCTCTGTTTTGACTTTTATCTCGTTGATCTGATTAACGGGCATGACGCATTTGCTGCACTGGCTTCAATTCAGGCTGGAGTGAACTCAGATTCAAATAATGAAGTTTATGCGCGTTTTGTTGAGGAAACAAAAAACCTCCCAGCTGTAGAGATGAAGCTTGTATTCGACCCAGTGACACGGGCATTTAATCCAATTTATCGTGTTACCAGCTTTCAGGCATATATGGCTTTGGAATACATGCAGATGCTTGATCAGAATGTAAAGTTCCGGCGCTGCCAAAATCCTGCCTGTGGTAAGTTCTTTGTGGCTCAGCGAACAACCGCAAAATACTGTGATTTTCCGTCCCCGCAAAACGAGCTGAAAACCTGTAAAGAACTCTATCCGCAGGTTGCCAGTCGGGAAAAAACAACCAAGGATGCAGTCCTGAAAAGTATTCGAGGAGCACAGAGCCGTTTGTACAATGTGCGAAGGCGGCATCCGGAACAATCTGAAGCCATAAATAGATTCCTAGATGAGATTGATGCCCGAAAAGAATCGATGTCGGAAAAAGTCGTTACAGGAGAAATTACTCTTGCTGACTTTAACAAGTGGTTGGAGTCGCTGACAATTAAGAAAGAGAGGAACACGTGATGAATTTTTGGAGTTTTGCCATGGCGCATCCATACATTACAACCTTCGCTTTTGTAGCCACAGTCGGATCTGGATTAGGGATTGGCGTTTCCTATGCAAAAAACAAGACGCCGGTTATCGGTACCTTTTCTCCGGCAATCAACTTCAATGTTGGGGCAACTGAAGCAGGCGGACCGAAGACGGACATATGTACACCGAAGGAGAATATGTAAAATGCTTATTGTTGGGATTAATTGGATTCTAAGTTGGGTTCAGATCACAACGGGAACCGGAACATATACGTGCCCGATGAAAGAAGAAGCTGATGATTTCTATTTTCGCTTCAAGGGACAATGGCATAGTGTGAGTGAATATGCTCCTGAGCGCTTAAGGGCAGAAATCCTATCGCACAAGCAGGGAAAGTATGAACAGCGGCAGTCGATCTCTCAGGCTGAATTTGAGGATATCTGCCGTGAAGTCCTTTCGAGTCATCCAAACATACTTGACTGCTGGTTTGAAGAACCCGGCATCGTGCATGTCGCTTATCCGTCCCATTCCGGTAAAACAAGGAATGGAGCCACCTTGTATTTCGGTGAAAAAGGATATATCACATACGCCGGGTGGAAACATAACGCCGGAAGTAATGAAGGCATATTTATTGGCGAAGAGATCAGCAGAAAGATTCAGTGTGCGCTGTATGAATAAACCAACATCATAACGGTGTCTGGCGGGGCAGGTTCCCCGCCTTTTCTTTTTTGCCTGATAAAAGAAACAACCGCCATTCTATTACGCTTGACTTTTCACGACTTCTATGGCGTAGTACCACACTGACCTTAAGTCAGGAGGCGGCAAAAGTGAACCGTAAAGAAACAACGGAGACGGAGATGCTCCGAAAGGCCCGGTTGAAGAAGGGTCTTTCACAGCAGCAGGTGGCCACCCTCGCCGGGGTGCACATCCGGCAGTACCAGCGGATCGAGTATGGCGAGCGGCCCATGGGCAGCATCAACATGCGCTTTGGGCTGGCGGTATGTGCCATTCTGGAGATCAATCCGTTTGATCTGGTCTCCTTTACGGCAGACGGCTGGGAGATCATCACACGGGATGACGATCATATCCTGGGTTAATTTCCGGATTACGACCGGACAGACGTTGCTGGGCTTTCAAAAGTATGGCTATATACCATGTACCGCTGACCTGATGAGCCATCAGGCGCGGAATCCATAGGAATGGGAGTGAGCCACACCTTGAAAGACATACGCCCACGGGCTGAGGAGAAGGCCCGGAAAAAAGCCGATGAGCTGCAGGAGCGGCAGTCCGGTGATACAGTCCGTCCACCCGGAACAGGGTTTGAAACGGAACGCGCCCGCGCCAAGCAGGCCCTGCGCGAAGAGGTCAATGCCCAGAACGGGCAGAGCGTCCGGAAGATAGCGGCAACGTCAGGCCCGGCGGTCAGTGATGATCGGATCCTGCGCGTCGCCGCTTATTGTCGTGTTTCCACGGATGACATTGACCAGGTGATCTCCATTGAGCTTCAGAAGAACAATTACCGGGATATGATCAAGGCCAATCCCAAATGGCGGTACGTCGGTACCTATGTGGACGACGGCTTCTCCGGCACCAACACGGATCATCGTCCCGCCTTCAAGCTCATGATGAAGGACGCCATGGCCGGAAAGATCGACATGATCATCACCAAAAGCGTCAGCCGCTTTGCAAGGAACCTGCTGGACTGTATCGGCTGGGTCAGAAAGCTCAAGGAGCATGATCCGCCGATCCCGGTTTTCTTTGAGCAGGAGCACCTGAACACCCTGGACTCCACCAGCAACATTATCCTCTTCGTGCTGGCCATGGTCGCTGAGGAAGAAAGCCACATGAAGAGCGAAGCCATGCTGCTCTCCCTGGAATGGCGCTTCAGCCGTGGGCGGTTCATTACGCCTGCTCTCCTGGGATATGACCGGGTAGAGGTGCCGGACGGTCACGGAAGCCATAAAAAGGTGCTGCAGATCAACGAGGATGAAGCGCAGACCGTCCGGCTCATGTACTACATGCTCCTAAACGGCAGCAGCATCACGGAGATTGCTTCCACTCTGACCGAGCTGGAGCGTGAGACAGGCCAGCGGAAGGTTAACGGTAAGCCGAACACCCGCTGGTCGGAGGGCGGAGTCTACAACGTTCTGCGGAATGAACGGTACTGTGGCGACGTTCTGGCACGTAAGACCTGGACGCCGAATTTCCATGATCATAAGTCCAAGCGGAACAATGGGAAGAAAAACAAGTACTACCAGCCCGGACATCATGACGCGATTATCACCCGTGCTCAGTGGAATGCCGCCCAGCGTATCCTGAACAGTCATCGCTTCCGGCATACCGGCGGCTACCTTCCCATGGCGGTGATCGATCACGGCGCGCTGACCGGATTTATTTCCATCAACCGATCCTGGGCGGGCTATGAGGCGGATGAGTATTACCGGATCTGCAGCATCGCCATGGGCCTTACGGAGGGTGAGCTGGAATCGGATCTGGAGAACGAGCACCTGCCGGATGGCGGAAAAAGGATCGCCGGGCTTACGGACGACAATGGCGTCCAGCGGATCGCCCGGCAGCTGAGCCAGGTGGAGGAAGCAGTCAAGGCACAGCTGGAGGGCAAGCCTGCCGAGACGCAGGAGGAAAAGAAGCGCATGCCCGTGGAAGGCTTTCAGGTGGTCAGCGCCGATATGTTCTCCCATGCGTTAGACCCGGTGGTGCGCTTCAGCAAAAACCAGATTGCCTTTAATTCCACCTGCATCAGTCGGCTGAACCGGATCGCGCAAAGCGGCACCAGCCTTTCCCTGAACCGTACACAGTACGTTGAATTGCTGTTCAACCCGGTGGAGCGCATGCTGGCCGTCCGCCCCTGCGCGGAGGACAATCCCAACGCCATCTGCTGGGCAACTGAGAACGGGAAAAGCCGCATGGTCAGCGCCAGCGCCTTCTGCCGTATCCTCTTCAGCATTCTGGACTGGGACAGCGAGTATACCTACCGGGTGCCCTGCATCGTGCGCAGCAGAGATGATGAAACAATTCTTTTCTTTGATCTGGATAATTTCATCGGCTCCGCGAAGAAAAGCCGGAATGAAAACCTGGAGGAAGAGGTGGCAGCGGCAGAGGAAGCCATCCGGGAGGAGTCCGAGGAGACGAGAGGCATCTTCTTTTCCGCAGACGACGAGGAAGAGCCGCAGGAGATCGAGGACACGGAGGAAATAGAGCGGAAGCTGCAGGAGCTGGCTGAGATTGAACGGCGCACCTTCGGCACACCGGTCTTTGAGCATAAGGGCGACGTCCGGCTTCCGTCTATCGACGACGAAGGCGAATGGGACGTCATGGCCATGCCCAAAATCCTCGGCGACGACCACCGCATAGACGAGGAGGTGGTGGATGCCCTGCAGGATCAGCTGCTGGAATCCATGGTGATCAATGAAACGGAAGGAGGTACGGAATGAGAAGCGTAAAGAATCCGGCGCGAAGCAGGCCCCTGTCCCGCAACGTGCGCCGGTTGATGAAGATGGCGCGGGAGTCACCGGCAAACCCGGAGGTGGAAAAGATCGAGCGGGAGTTCACCGCACGGGATCTGGCCTACTGTGATATGCAGGGAAACATTTTCATGGCGGCGATTGACCGTGGAATCCCTATGGAGGAGTTCGCTCCGGTGTACATGAACAGCCAGCTGGCAGGCGTCATTGACTACAGCTTTTCAGTGGCGGGCGGGATGGAAACGGACGATATTTCCGAGTTTCTGCGGATACCCGTTCTTCTCAAGTCGCCCCAACTGATCGTGGACGTCGTGATGTGGCTGGACAGCATCGTCAGCGGAGTCGACCCTGGGGAAAGTGCCAATATGGCGGTCGTTAAGGCATGCCTGGATGACGATGGAGCTATGCAGGAAACCAGCCAGGATACCATGCAGAACGGGAACAGCGACAGAAGCTCTGAAACGCTTCCCACGGATGAAAAGGCGCTGGCAGACCTTTACGAATATGCCTACTGGCTTGGCTATATTTACCGCTGCGAATGCCATATGCACGACGAGTCCAGCCGCATGGTGTATGGCGCGTTCAACGAAAAGTTCATGCGGGACTTTTACCAGCAGCTTTCCCTGGACGATGATACTGCCCTGATCGATTGCGCTCCGGAGATCTGCCGCAGGCTGGACGTGCTCCTGGTCGGCAAGCTGTGGAGGTGATGCAGCATACACCCAAACACCCATATTCCAATGAAAGAATGGAGGAATTGTCATGGATGATCGCAGACCCGATTACAAGTACGGACAGATGCAACGACCCTATCAACAGCCCCAGCCGATGACCTATGCGCATCCGCAGCCTCTTCCCGGCGCGGTGCCTGCTTCTGTGCTGGATCAGACGCAGAAGATGACATCCACGGGGTTCAAGCCCCTGAGTAAGGAGGAGCGTGAGGAAGCGGCCCGGATCGCCCTAGAAGCAGGCTTCTCCTTTGACGGCTACCAGGTGGTGCGAAGGGAATTTTTCTCACACCGCTTCGATCCCACGCTGACCATCAAAGGAAACAGCATCATATTCAACAACGCCTGCATCTCCCGGCTTGAGCAGGTGATCTACGTGCAGGTGCTGGTGAACCCGACCGCTGAAAAGCTGGTGATCCGCCCCTGCAGCGAAGGAGCGCGGGACGCTATCCGCTGGTGCGTCACAAGGGATGATAAGCGAAAGAGCCGCCAGATTACCTGCGGCCTGTTTACGGCAAAGCTGTACGACATGATGGGCTGGGAGGCGCTGTACCGGTATAAGCTGCAGGGCACCCGCATCAATTATCAGGGAGAGCAGCTGTATGTGTTTGACCTGACCAGCACGGAGGCCTTCCTGCCCCAGGTTAAGGAAATGGATGAGAACGGAACAGTGAAGCGGAAGAAGGCTGTGCCGATGTATCCGGCGGACTGGCGGGATTCCTTCGGCATTCCCGTGCAGGAGCACGCCGCCTCGACACAAATCAACCTTTTGGACGGATACGCCTATATGGAGACAACCGCTGACAACCCAAAGGCAGCGCAGATGCCGATGGAGATCATTGATCAGGAGACAGGAGAGGTGACAAAGGTATGAGTGAATTTGGAGGATACGCCCCATATGGAACAGAGCCGCTGAAGCTGACCCTATGCCTGGAAGAAGGCAGCATCCTGTTTAACAAAGCCGTATTGGACACCCTGGATCACCCCAAGCAGGTGCAGATGTTGATCAATGAGGATCGGCAGATGCTGCTGGTGCAGGCCTGTACCGTGGACGACCGGGAGGCCATCGTCATCCCGGCTGTCACCAAGTCCGAGTTTGAAATGAGCGGACACAGCCTGCTCAAACGGATACGCAGGCTGACCGGCTGGACAGACGAACAGCCCAGAACCGTCTTTGGCACCTATATCGCCTCCCACAACGCGATCGTATTTGACCTGATGACCGCGCAGCCTGCCGATCTGCAATTGCCCCCGGACGGCGGCAGTGGAAGAACTAGCTGAGGAGGTGTGACGGATGGCAATGGATAAGGACAGACTGCTTCAGTACTTCCAGCAGCATTACCTTTCCCGGCAGGAGGTGCTCTTCAAGCTCCCGCTGAATGTTTCCATCGATACCTTCTGGCCGGAGCTGCTGAACCGCAGAAAGGCGGGAGCGATCATTCTTCCGCTGTCCAACGCAGCCGGGATGCCGTACTGGTATGTGCTGACGGAGAAGATGATCGCAGCCAGCGAACGGCTCTGCGCGGAGGCAATGGAGCAGGAGGAGTGCTTTGATCCCTACAGAGCGCCGATGACCAGCGCAATGACGGAGGAAATGTTCTTCACCAGCTTTGTGGAGGGAGCACAAATCCCCCTGCAGGAGGCCATGGATTTCCTTCAGCGCGGGACGGAGCCGGAGAACATCCAGGAGCAGATGATCTGGAACAACCGTCACGCCTGGTCGGGCATGATCGGTTCCCTGTATCGCCCCCTGGACGAGGGCTTTGTCAAATCCCTTGCTTTCATGCTGACAGAGGAAATGGACAACTGCGCTGAGGATTACCGGCAGACAGACCAGCATCCCATTGCCGCCATGAACAGCGAACCGTATGAGGTACCCTCGGCCTACAGCCTACCTGACCGGATGACGGAATACTATGCCTTCCTGCAGGCTGGGAATGTACATCCACTGATCAAGGCCGCTGTCGGACAGGCCTATATTCTGGTGGCCCGGCCTTTCCCGGAGGGCAATGAACGATTGTCACGGATGATTTCGTCTGCTGTGCTCCTGCGAAGCGGCTACGATTTCTTCCGTGACATTTCCATTTCCAGTGTGATCGCAAAGGAGAATTACCGATACTACAAGTGCATGCAGGAAATCCTGCGCTCTGAAAACGGCGGAGACCTGACGTACTTCATGGAATACTACCTGGATCTGTTGGTCAGGGCGCTGGACAGCAAGAAGGAACGTGAACGTAGGCGTGTGCAGGAGAGCCTTGCCCGCGAAAGAGAGATGGCCCGCGAGCCGTTACGCGCACCCAGCGCACCTGCGTCCCAGGTGGAGGCAGTCTTCCCGGATGAGGAGGATGAGCCGCTTCCGGATGACAGCCAACGGACAGCCAAGCCCTGGCCGCTTCAATCGGCGGACAGCTTTATGGAGCAGGTGCGGAAGCTCAAGCATTCACCGAAATCCGTCCACCGGGAATATCCTGCCAAGGTACAGCGAATGCTGGATCAGGGCCTGATCCGTTTTTCCGTCAGTCAATGGAGCCAGGTACAGGGCATAGCGCGGAAGGATGCCGATTACGAATGCCGCGTCCTGTATCAGAAGGGACTGACGGATCGCCACACGGATGTGAGCCCCATGGAGTATTCCTTCCGGATCATAGGCGCATCCAGTAAGCCTCCGGAGTCTGAAGAAAGTGAGGTGGAAGCCCAACAGAAGGAAGCCAATGAGAGCCCGCCTGCTATGACGGCGGCATTCGAGGAAAAGCTGAGAGCCTTTGAGCAAAGCAAATCCGACACGAAGCAGCGGACTGCGGTCATTGTTCGGGAGATGATCCGCAAGGGCATCACAACCTTTGCCCGCAGCGAGTGGGCAGGATACACAGGCCTGAGCCTCGAGCATGCAAAGGACTCCTGCGATGCCATGATTGCCTGCGGCATGATCGTAAACACAACGCCGCATGCTCGCCCTGCTTTGTATCAGTTCAACATCCATGGAGGCTTGATGCCCGGTCGCCCTACGCAGGCCCTGATCAATCAGCTGAAAGCAATGCGGCAGGATGAAACCAATCAGCGGGATTACCGGATCGGTACCTTCCTGCTTGAGATGATTGAACAGGGGCAGAACACCTTTACGGCATCAGACTGGGGAACACGATTTGATTTGACCAAAACCCAATACGGCAATGACGTCCGGCGGGCTGTTAACCTGGGCCTCGTTACAAAGAAGGTGATATCAGAAGCAGGTAATGGGTCGCACTGCACCTACCAGATCTGCAACAGGCCGCAGGAAAGCATCCGCAGCAACGACCTCACCGGGATGCAGAAGGAATACCTCAGCAGGCTCTATGAGGAATTCGCTGAGAACGAATTCAGTGTAGAGGATATGGCCCGGTTGATGCAAACCGGCGGTGCGTCCGCCCAGTTCCATCTGAACAATTTTGCAGAGCGTGGAATCCTGAACATCCACAGGCGACCGGGAAAAGCGCACCTGTACATCTTCGCGGTGACATCAGAGGATCATCCGGAGTGCTTTGCGCAGATCGCAGGCCCGATAGAGCCCTCTGAAGTGGAGAAGCAGAAAAGTGAAACGGCGATGGCGGTCGCCAGCACGGCTGACCTTACCGCTACCGCCTGATTGGGCCGTGTTTGGTCGCTGTTGGCCCCACGTGCCGCCTTTAGCCGACTGTCCGGAAAACGGTCGGCTGCTTTTTTGTGCGCCACAGCGGGCCGATTCTGTGGCTTTGCGGAAAGACACCCGCAGCAAGAATTCACTTGCTATTTCAGGCGTTCAGAGTGATATATCCTCACTGACCTTGGGCCGAAAGGAGGATTACAATGGCCAGGAAGGAATTATCACCCTACGCGCCTGACGTATGGATCAGGCAGCTTAACAGGACGTATCCCAATCTCTGGACGGATCTGCGGAAGGTGTATGCCGAGCCGGAGAAAATCCTGAACAGCAAGTCAGGCGGCGTCAGCCTGATCAAGAATGTACCGGACTGGTGCATCATGCCGACGCTCTTTCCTTTTCTGCTGATCACCAACAGATACGGGGAATCCTACTACCTCACGCACATGGATGAGATGATGACCATCGGCAGCATGTACGTATGGCGGGCCAGCAAAGGGATATACCGGTTTGCCCCGGAAATCTATGAGGCGCTGATCAGTCAGCCCCTCACGGGCAACCTGCCTACGGACTGCCTGTACCATCTCCCGGAATGGGCGGTGTACATTGAAACGCCTGGGCTGTCCTACGAACGTCATCCGATGAAGGGCTTCATCGCGCACTTGGATTACAACCTCTTCAGCCGAAACGTGGATCTCCAGTTTGCAATGTTCCTGGAGGGCTGCGATCAGCCGAAAATGGTCGCGCTGCCCTTTGGCGAAGGATCGTTGCTGGATGCCATGAACCGGGTGGATCAGGTGGACGATCTGTTCATGGGAAAGCGGGACAATCGTTACATTGGCAGTCGGGAGGAATACCGGAAGACCTTTTCCTCCATGCTGCAGCTGCTCCTCTACCTGTGCAGTGAGGAGCCGGATATGCCGCAGATCGAGCATCCGCAGAAACGGCGGACAATCAGCGGCGGGGTGAGAAGTCCCAAGGAACCTCAGGTGTGGGATGTCGGTGTCCGCGTCTCCAATGCCATCCGGAATTACAAAAATCATGAGCGCTCTGCTGAGAAGGAAACGGCTTCTGTGCAGGGCGCTCATTCCAGTCCACGGCCTCATGTGCGGGCAGCGCACTGGCATACCTTCTGGGTTGGCCCCAGGAGCGCAAAGTTTCCAGACAGGAAGCCCATCATCCGGTGGCTTCCACCCATTCCGATTGGGATGGATTGGAGGAGAGAGCTTCCCACCAACATCCATATGGTTTTGGAAAGCTGATCCCGTAGTTAAAAAAAAACAAGCCCGCAGTCCGGCTCGTAAGAACCAGACTGCGGGCTTGCAGTGTGTGTTTATCCTTCAATCAAAATCTGTTTCTTTTCAGGAACCTTCGGGGCTTCCTTCTTAGGAATCATCAGGCTCAGTACACCATTCTCAAACTTGGCTTTTATGTCATCTTCAGTAATGCTCTCACCCACATAGAAGCTGCGCTGCATGGTGCCGACGTAACGCTCCTGACGAAGCATCTTACCCTTGTTCTCCTTGTTCAAACTCTTCTCGGTGGAGATGGTCAGGTAACCGTTGTTCAGATCCAGTTTGATTTCATCCTTGTTGAAGCCAGGCAGATCCACATCCACCTCATAGCCTTCATCTGTTTCCTTCACATCGGTTTTCATCAGGCGGCTGGCATTCTTGCCGTAGAGCACATGCTCCGGACGCCCAAACCCACGGAAGAAGTCACGGTCAAAGTCATCAAAGACGTCAAACAGGTTTTCACCAAACACGGTAGGAAGATAAGTACTCATAATGCAAACCTCCAATTCATTGGCCTTGTACGCTTGGTTCATTGCCACGCTTGCAGGGTCGCATTAATTCCATCTTGTTCGGGCTCTCTTTCGATCCCCCTTCCTTGATGGTGTCTATATTATATATCTAAGGTCAAAGAAAGTCAATAATTTTGAAAATTTTTTTCTACATATTTTTCTCGTTTTCCGTGCATTTCACGTAGTATTGACTCTGTTTTGAATTATTTCTGTGGATTTCATTGAAATACTTCGTTTTTCTTGCAAAGCACATCAACGAAAAAAGGGGAACCCACTAGAAAAGCAGGTTCCCCAAGAATTTACTCACTGGTGATCTCGCTGTACTCCCCGGAAACCCATCCAACCTGGCTTCCGATCTTCACGGCCTGCCAGCCGTTGAAGGCGCTGGCCACGTACTCCAGCGTTGTGCCCGGCGCGACGGCGGTAATACGGCTATAGCTGGTGCCATTGCCCGTGCGGATGTTGACCTTCCCTCCGGAGGATTTGATCAGCACCCGGATGGTAGTCTGTCCGGCGACGGGCTGTTCCTGCTCCGGTTCGGGCTGCGTTTCCGTCATGGCCTGCTGCCCGGCATCGTCCTCCGCCACAGCGGCCATCAGGGCACCATGGGTCTGATCACCGTACTTGCCGTCCTGCTTGATTCCGGCCTTCTTCTGGAAAGCCCTCACGGCGGCTTCTGTCTTGCTGCCAAACTGACCGTCCACCTCAAGGGCGGCACCCAGCTGGTTCAGCAGTTCCTGCAGTGCTTTCACGTCCGTGCCGGAAGTGCCATTCTTCAGCAACCTGCTGCCCAGCGTGTACACGGTGACCGCCTCAACAGCGACCTGTGCGCCGCTGGTATCGCCGTAATCGATAAACGGCAGCTTGTACCAGTGTGTCCAGGGGCGCTTTTTCACCTGCGTCTTCACGCAGCCCCAGCTGAAGCCCTGCCACTCCACAGCATATCCGTTGCCGATGTAGTATCCGGCATGACCGTCCTTGTACAGCGCCAGACCAGGGATCTCCGGCAGGGTGTCGATGGTGCCCCAGTCCATGCCTTTCTTTTTTGCCCAGGAGAACATGCTGTTCGCGCCTTTGTCCGGACACCCGTTGGAGCCATATTTGCTGGTGATGGTTTTATCCGTCCCGATGGCTTCCAGTACCCCCTGACCGCCGTTTGTCCAGGCATAGCCCTTGCAGCCGCCAATGCAGTCAGACACGACAGCCTTGTTTGCAATGTCCTGCTTGTAACGGGACATGCGGCTGGAAGCATAAGAAGACGGATACTGGTTGCTCTTCCGGGACAGCAGACTGTTGGTGGCTTTGTAGACGCAGGTGCCGTACCAATAAGGCTGGCCGACCATCTTCTGGCACCAGTCGGCAAAGTGCTCATTGGTGAACGGCGTATTGATTCTTTCAGACATTTTCGTCACCTCCAAATGGGAAAAGGGCGGCGGTTATTCGCCGTCGCCCTGGTCGTCTTTGCCTTCCTTCTCATCCCGGTTGTGCAGCTGCTCCAGAACGGCCTTCAGCTTGTCCGGGATGGGCAGGCCGATGTAGGCCGCGTTCTCCAGCAGGCTGAGTCCCTCGTTGGAGAGGTAGAAGGCAATCACCGCACCACGAAGAGCACTGCCGGAGCCGATCACATGCAGATCGACGATGTTCGCAATACCTACCATGAACAGGATGAGAACCTTCTTGCAAACACCCTTGAAACCCACGGCGCTGGACAGTTTCTTGTCCACGATGGCGCACATGACGCCCGTGATGTAGTCCAGCGTCATAAAAATGAGCAGGGCGATCATCAGGCCGTCGATGCCTCCAAGGAAGTAACCCAGCCATCCGCCGATGGCCGTGATGGCGATCTGGATCTTTGCCCAGATCAGGTCGATAGAAAAGTTCCGCATTGTCGTTTCCTCCAATCATTTTGATATAGAAAAACCCGCCTCCGTGTTGGAAGCGGGCTGATCCCGGGAATGATATCTGTTCATAGTCATACACCGAAAGCAAACCAGTCAACGTTACGGCTTGTGCTGAAGTTGCCGCCGACTACGATATAGCATCCGCTGGTCGTTTTGCTGTGCACCTTGATCGCACCGTTGTCGCCCGACCAGTTGCCCGACGTCGTAGAATAGGTCACCAGAACCACGGGAGTTGAGGTGAAGCCCGCAGACGAGTAATCCACATAGGTAGCGCTGGAACCGTTGATGGACGTGGAGCCATAGGCGTACTTGAACGGCAGTCTCGCCGCCGGAAGTGTGCCTGTGGTGATATTTGCCGCGTTGTTTGTGCCAAGGTTGCTCCGGGCGTTTGCAGCGGTGGTCGCACCCGTGCCGCCATTGGCCACGGGCACACCGGAAACCATGCCGGAATGGAACACACGGTAGTTGCCCCAGGTGCCCGCGTCACAGACCCGCAGGAGTACAGCCCAGTCTAAGCTGTTCTGATAAGCCTTCGTGCGGACTTCCAGCATTCGGCGATTGTTGCCCGTGCTGTCCTCCCAGGCAGCGAAGGAAGAAGCTCCTGCGTAGCTGCCCTCAAACACCGTCCGGTTGGTAGTATCATTGTAGGTCGGAAGCAGAAGCAGCGAGGGATAAAGATAGCCGGAAATGTTCAGGTTGCCTGTCATCGTGTCTCCGGTTTTCTTCACACCACCCAGGTTGGCAATGGCGCTCGCCGCCGATGTGGCTCCCGTGCCGCCGTAGGCAACCGCCAACGCGGAACTCAGTTTCAGCGGCCAGCCACAGTCGATGTACCCTGAGGTCTCTGCCACCTTCCCGATGCCGATCCCGGTGCCGTCCGCCATGAAGTCCAGGATGACTCCCTTAGTGCCGATGCCGACGGCCTGCTCCACGTAATAGAAATAGTCGGTCAGCCGCACCTTCAGGTCATAGCTGTACAGCGCGTCAAAGGTCTGGGAAAGGAGCTTGTTGGTGGCACTCAGCGTATAGCTGGTGATGGCCATCTGCTCTGCCGTCGTCCAGGCTGTGGCGCTCTTCAGCTTGTAATACACCACGCAGGAAAGACCGTTCTTGTTATTCAGAGCGGTGACCTTTCCTGCAAAGGAATACCGGGCCTTCGTGCCGTCCAGCTGAGCGGCAGACCCATCACTGTTGCAGCGTTCTGCGGAGAAGGCTGTGATGGAAGGCGGCGAATAGTCCAGCACATTGAAGGTGGTCGTGTATGTTGCTGTCCGGCCACGGCTGTCCGTAACCGTGACCGTCATCGTCATATCTCCAGCTACGGACAGCTTCTTGGTTGCTGTAAAGGATGCCGCCGTATAGTTCACGCCATCCAGCGATGTACGGTAGGAAGAGATCGTGCTTCCGTACACACCAGCCGCTGTGATGGCGACGGATAATGTGCTCAGCCCCTTGACGAAGGCGGCGATCCTGGACACGACCGTTGTATTGGTATCCTCGACTGTGACCGAAGAAATGCTCGGCATAACCGTACTCGGCACATTCAGCGTCACCGTGCACGTTCGGGTACCTGTCAGCGTCCCGCCGTTATAGCTTTGACAGGTGATCGTACAGATGCCGCTGGTAGCGCTTGGGATCTGACTGGCCAGTGACAAAGGCGGCGTCCAGCTGACCGACGCGCCGACATTGCTGGCGATGGTGCCGCTAGTGCTGCCGAAACTGTAGAGCAAAGTGTGCGTTGTCGCGGTGCTCTGCCGGTTGGTGTAGATCGTCACGGCGCTGCCCAGGTTCACGGAGGAGGAAGACACAGTCGGCTGGGACACAGCTTCCTCATAGGTGATTGTGATGATCACACTTGACCACTGCAGGTAGTTGTAGGAATACCCCTGGGACGACGCGCTGGGATACGGGTTATAAATCGTAAAGCTGTTGTTGCCTGCAGCAATGTATGCCGCCATGGCATTGAACAGCGACCCGGTGATGTAATAGCTGGTGTAGTTCCCGTAGAAGGAACCGTCGAAGGTGCCAAGCTCATCTCCGGTGTACTGCCAACCCGCAATGCCGGATGCGATGCCATTCTGGTAGTTGGCTTTCCGCATGAAAACGGTCTTTGTGCTTCCCGCGCCATAGCCTGCTTTTGAAGCGTCAATATCCAGCCAGATACTGGTGATCACCTTGTTGGCAAGGTTCATGCCGACGAAGCTGATAATACCTACGTTGTTGTAGCTGGAATCATAAAACTCCTGACTGGCATATCCGTTCTTGGCATTGGAGGATGAATTGTAGTGCCTCGTGCACAGGGACGCGCTGTAGGATACTGTGGATGCCATGGGATCACCTCATTAACCGTTATAAATCAGGGAGAGATTGCCGTTTGTCTGCGGCTCAAAGGCAAAGTGACCAATGATGAGCTTGGACAGGATCTCAGCCTGCGTGACGTACAGCTTGTTGTTGCTCAGATACGCCACCTCGGTGTCGTTCATGTAGAAGGCCAGCCTGTCGTTCACGACACGGAAGGTGAACGGGTTTCCGGTCTTTCCGATGACCAGCCCGTTTTCATCAAAGGACATGTAGGTGCGGAAGATGGCCAGTTCTTCTTCGGTGGCCTCATGGGCGTTGGTCAGGTCTTCCTGCAGCTGATTGATCCGGGTTACGGCCCAGGTAAAATTGCTCTCGGACTGCTGGGACAGGGTGCCGACCTGCGTCTTCACCTGCGACATGTCGCTGGCCAGAGCGTAGGTGGCCTGCACCTCCTGCCTGATGCTGTCCGCTTCCGTGCTGATCTGCGCCCGAACGGAGGAGAGCTTCAGTTCGAGGTTGGCCTCGCCATCCTCCGGCGCAGCAGTCCAGTCCGTTGCCCGGTTGCCTTTCTCCAGCTTGATCCAGTGAATGGTGCTGGTGCCCGGATCGGCGTCCCCAGTCGGCTCCCGGTAAATGAGGATGTCCGCATTATTGGGATCGTCGTCCGGCGTTTTGCCACTGGCATAAGCGGCGGTGAAGGTTGCTTTCACGGTCTGCATGGTGACATCATCCAGCCGGATGGTGGCCAGCACCTGATCGCCATCCGAAGTCCGCACGGTGATTCTGCTCAGATCCTCCATGGAGAGGGACATAGAGATGGTATACTCCTCGTCTGCCGTCATGGGTTCCGAAAGGGCGTATCTGCCGATGAGGTCAGCTGTGCCAGAGGATTCCGTATCGGAATTCAGCACATAGTTCCTGCCGCCGATTTCCAGATTATCAACGGCTTCCTTCGCTTCATCCGCTTCCACAAAAGCCTCATAGGCAATCTGGGAGACAGTTTTGAAGCCGCTGCTGTAGTATCGGAACATGGGATGCTCCGGAGCCAGTACGGCGCTGGTGGCTGTGCTCATCAAGCCGAGCAGGATGTAAGTGTACCCGTCCTCGGTGGTAGGAACCGTCGTTGTCAGCACCCCGGCAGCAGGCGTCAGCATGGAGCCGTTGAGTGTCCCCTTGATGTACACCGTCGCTCCCGCCGTGCCGGAAAAGCCGGATACGGTATTGGCCAGCGAGAAGGCGGTGCCCCAGGAGATATAGTTGTTGGTCTGGGTCAGCTTGCCCTCAGCGTAGGCGGTACCGACATACAGAATGGGCTTGGTGACATCAAATGCCGTGGTAGACAGCAGCATCAGTTTGCCCGCGCTGTTGAACACACCCAGCCGTCCGGCTGCAATCGCGCCGACCGCCGTAACAGAAGCCTTGTAGTTGATCCGGTCGTAATAGTTGGTGGTAGTATCCTGGTTCCGGGTGATCCACCAGCCCGTATAGCTGCCGGAGCCGTTAATTGGTGTATTGACCCGGTAGGTCATCTGGGTTACATTGCCGACAGCGATCTGCGTCGTGCAGCGAGTGGTACCGTTGATGTAGACGTTCTTCGCCCCGGTAATCGCTCCGCCCTTAAGCGTCAGATTCAGCGTAGCCGCCGTAGAAGTTCCCGCGAACGGGAGCCAGTACAGAATGGTCTGTCCATCCTTCAGTTCATCGAAGCTGGCCACACCTGTCCACGCATTGGTGGCAGCTGTCTGGGTGCCGACAATAACCTCCGCGCCTCCGGCGGCGGCAATAGCGTCATAGATCTGTTCAACCGTCTGATTGATGCCCGTATTGCTGGACAGGTCGAGGGTCTGTCCAAAGTCCGCCGCCACATGAGATGTGGTTAGCGTCCCGGCCTTGATGTTGCTGCCCTCAATGGTAGCGGCGGCGATCTCGTTGCCTGTGATCGTTCCGGCCAGGATTTCATTGGCGGTAATCGTGTGCGCGGCCAGTTCATTCGCCGTGATGCTGTGCACCACAATCTTGTCCGCTGTGATGGTGCGCTCCGTCAGCACATAGCCGTCAATGGTATCAACCTCGGCAGAGACAAGCTCACCCATGTTGTTGATGGCGTAGATCAGGGACTGGTTATTGCCCCGGATGATCAGGCGCTCCACGGAAAGTGTGCCCGCGTTGATCTTATTGGCGGTGAGCTCTACGATCTTCGCGTCCGTGATGCTGGCATCTGCGATCTGCGCGGTGCCCACAGCCCCCTGAGCAATCAGGGCGGCGGTAATCGCACCGAGAGCAATCTGCGCCGTATCCACGGCAGCGTTGGCGATCTGCGCATTGGTGATTGCCGCCTGCGCAATCTTGGCGGTCGTGACGGCGAGATCAGCGATCTTTGCTCCAGTTACAGCGAGATCGGCGATCTTCGCGGTGACAATTTCGCCGTCGAGGATTTTGGCCCGCACAATGGCACCATCCTGAATGTTTGCCGTGCCGATGGCCGCTCCATCAATCTTCGCATTGGTAATGGCGGCATCCGCGATCTTGGCAGTGTCAATCGCACCATTTTCGATTTTCGCGTTTTTGACAGCACCGTCCACGATCTTTGCCGTGGTAATCGCCGCGTCATGGATGTTGGCAGCTTGGATTTCTCCCGCGCCGATCTTCGCAGAAGTGATCACGCCATCCTCAATCTGGGCTGCGCCTATGGCCGCTTCACCGATCTTAGCGCGGGTGATAGAAGCGTCGTCGATCTGGGCTGACCCGATGGCACCCTGGGCAATCTTCGCCCGGACGATGGCGGCATCCTCGATCTGTGCCGTCCCTACAGCGGCTTCACCGATTTTGGCTTTGCTGATGGCCGCGTCCTGAATGTGCGCGGTTTCGATTGCCGCCATCTGGATCTGGACGGAGCCGACGGAACCGCTCTGCAGAGCGCCCGTGCCCACAGAGTTGATCGCCAGCTTGCTTCCGGTGATGATGCCGCTGGGAAGCTGACGGGCGCTGATCACGTTGCCTTCCACTGTATCCGCCACGGTGCCCAGCGTCATCTGGGTATATTTCTTCGTCAGGCAGTCATAGGTGTACTGCGTCATCCGCATGGACACCCAAACCCCGATGCGGGGAGCGATCACCCGGACGGCATCGCCCAGGTAGATGTTCTGCAGGAAGCCGTATTCCCGGTACTCCTCGGTGTCTGCACAGTTGATAAAGTCCACGCTCAGCGTGACGGTCGGCGTATCGCATCCCGCGTCAAACTGTGCCTGAGCCTGGGAGCGCATCTCCACATAGCACTGTTCCTTGGTTTTCTTGTCGTCGCCGTCGGTCTTTTCCTTGGCTTCCGATACAGCGAGGTGAATCCATTTCGGATGGGTATAACTGCCGATGAGCGGACTGTCCAGAAAGAGCTCCGGCAGGTACAGCACGTTGCCGTCCGCGTCCTCGCCCGTGGGCATGATGCGGGTAACCACGTCCGTCAGGTCAATGTCATAGCTGATGCCCAGCAGGTTCTTTGCTTGCCGGATCTGCACGTTGCTGTCCTGACCGACGCGCTTCACCACATACACGTCCCACCAGTCGCGGGTCAGCTCTCCGGTGTACTTCTCGACCACACCGCCTTCGCCCAGCAGGGCATCCACGGGATTGCAGTTCTCGAACTCCACATCCTCGGCCTGGCTGTCCAGGTCGGAATAGAAGGTGAAGTCGTGCTCCGACAGGCAGGAGGAAGAGATCGTCTGCACAACAGAAGCCCCCACCGCAGAGGATGAGGGCTTGTAGGATTTGATCATGTTGTCGAGCAAGTCGTAGAACACATGCCGGGCGTAGACCGTGATCTTGTCGAGCTCCGGCACCACCCGGTAAATGCGGAAGGGCTGATCCCGAAGCTGCCGGGATTCCACCACGGAGGAGGTTTCCTCGGACGCGGAGCCTTCCGTGTGATCCAGAACCAGGTAGGTAGTGGACATGTACCCGTGCTTTCCATCCGGCGCGGTCACCTCATACCAGCTGCTGTTGGTCTTTGCGATGACCTGCACGAAGGAGCCGTTCTTATAGGTCGCCAGCACCTTGTACTTGGTGCCCGGCCCGGAGCGCAAGCGCAGGGTGCCTTTCCGGGTTTCCGCGCCGGAAAAGTCCGTGTTCACCCGCCAGACCTCCGTCCGGTTGTCGTCCCCCGGTGCGGTGAAGTTCACGCGGGGTGTCATGGCGGCGGGCACCGGAGCGCGGAGGATGCATCCCTCCACCAGCCGCTGCCATTTCCCGGCTTCATCGATGGGATGCACCAGCGTCAGTTCGTATTCGCCGTTCAGCGTTTCCGTAACCTCCGCCGACAACGGTGCCAGGGTGCCGTTGCCGTTGGTGGAGAAGTCGGTGCAGTCGGCGGGATAGACGCAGATCATGGGGTATCACCTCCAGAAAGGTAAAAAGAAAGCGCCTCCGAAGAGACGCGCATGGGAAATTGTCAAAGTATTACTTGATCAGCTTTTCAATATCCGCAGGCTTCAGAACCCTTCCCGCAGATACGACTTTCTCATTGACTACAAGCGCGGGTGTGGACATGACACCATATCCGGCAATCACACTAAAGTCCGTGATGTACTCGACTTCCGCGTCAATGCCTGCGGCTTTCACCGCTTCCTTTGTGTTGTGCAGAAGCGTTTCACACTTGCTGCATCCGCCGCCCATGACCTTGATGTTCATCTTGCTCATTGTTTTGCCGCCTTTCTTTTACAGAAGAATTGTCTGAAACAGGTTAAACCCGTATCCAACCAGAATGATGCCCAGAGTGCAGATCAGGATGAAGATGCCCAGCAGTTTCGGCTTGATGGCCTTCTTCAGCATGATCATGGAGGGCAGGCTCAGGGTCGTGACACCCATCATGAAGGCCAGCACCGTACCCAGAAGAGCACCCTTTGCCAGTAAGGCTTCCGCGATGGGGATCGTGCCGAAGATGTCCGCATACATGGGAATGCCGACGATAGTCGCCAAGATCACGCCGAAGGGATTGTTCCCGCCGAGCACCGTTTCGATCCAGCTTTCGGGGATCCAGTTGTGGATCACGGCCCCGATGCCGACGCCCGCCAGGATGTAGAGAAAGACCTTCTTCAGCGTTCCCACGACCTGTTCCTTTGCGTAGTTCAGGCGCTCGGACTGCCGCATGCCCTGCTCGTCCTGCACGTTCATGTGGGCGTTCCGGATGAAATCTTCCACCTGATCCTCCAGGTGCATCTGCTCGATGATGCTCCCTCCGATCACCGCGACGATCAACCCGGCGATGACATAGACGATGGCGACCTTCGCGCCGAAGATGCTCATCAGCAGTACCAGGGAGCCCAGGTCAACCATGGGCGACGAGATCAGGAAGGAGAACGTGACGCCGAGCGGAAGCCCCGCGCTGGTAAAGCCCATGAACAGCGGGATGGAAGAGCAGGAGCAGAAGGGCGTGACCGTTCCCAGCAGGGCGGCGATCAGGTTGGCCCAGAAGCCGTGAAAGCGCCCCATGATCCTGCGGCTGCGCTCCGGAGGAAAATAACTCTGGATGTAGCTCACGATGAAAATCAGGATACACAGAAGGACCGTGATCTTGATCACATCGTACAGGAAAAACTGGATACTGGCTCCGATCCTGCTCTCCATATTCAGCCCGGTCAGGGACAGCAGGGAGCCTATGGCCCGGTTGAGCCACTTCATCCCCAGCACTTCATTCTGAATGAAATCCCAGATCACGAGCAGCAGCACCCGCCTTCCGTTTTACCGTCGCACGTACAGGTGCAGCGGATCGCGTCGATGAAATCCCGGAAGGCTGTCCACTGATCGCAGTTCAGGGAGTAGTAGCTCCATTTCGCCGCTTTCCTTGCCGTCACCAGTCCGCAGTCGCAGAGGATCTTCATATGATGCGACAGGGTCGGCTGGCCAATCTGCAGCTTTTCCAGCAGATCGCAGCCGCACTTTTCGCCTTCCGTCAGGAGCTGCACGACTTGCAACCGGTTGGGATCGCCCAGGGCTTTACAGATCGTTGTTGCCCGCATCAATTCCATACTCAACACCTCACATTGATTGATGTCGATATGATAATACACCTCACATCGACATCTGTCAATATGAAAAACTGCGATTGATGAAATCTTTACAAGAATCGCCAGTTCGGCCTGACGACCACCTTTGTTACCGTTCCCGTCCACGATATGGCATTCGCGCCGGGCTTCAGCCTCGGGAACTCGCCGTTCATGTGATCGTTCATCAGGGTGGTGCCCTGATAGGCTTCCTGCAGCACGGAGTCAATGACGATGCTCCTGGAAATGTTCTCCAGTTCCACAATGGTCGTGCCGACCATGAGGGTAATATTCCCGGAGCCTGTGACCGTCAGGATCGGCTCAGAATACACGCTTCCCGGATTCGTGATGATTGTCCCGGATGTAGTGACCGTGATGTCAGCGGCGGCATCGGCATAGAAAAACGGATAGCAGCGGAAATTGACCGCGAAAGTACAGTGCGGATTCCCCCGGAGCACCTTTTCAAAAGGGATCTGGTTGGCGATCCGCGCTTTGTAGTAGCCGCCCGTCCGGTTGGCAAAGGTCACCGTGCCGCTGCCCTTCAGCCAGGCGGCGATGGCCGGGATCTGCGCCGGATCAGAGATAAAGCAGGTGGCTGTCAGGATCATATCGTCGTAGACGTCTTCGCCTTCCAGCTGCGTCAGGCTTCCCGGTCTGCCGGGCACATTGGTCTGGGTGCTGCGCTCAGCGGGAATGGTGACGGGCGGTTGCTCCGTCACGTGGATGCCGTAGGTGCGGCAGTCCACACCGTTCCAGAGAAAATAGTCCTGCATGGTATTCCTCCAAAGACGTCAAAAGGCCACCTTTTGACGGGTGGCCCTTTGGCGGTTGATTGTGATCAGTCGATTCTGCGGATGATGTCGATGCCGTGGATCGCCGCGAGGGTTGAGCCGTTCGACCAGGCGACATGAATGCCGCCCGCGTCGTCCACGAACATGACCTCTCCGGTCAGTCCGGGAACCATGTCCTTGCGCGGTTCCTCAAACATCTGGACAAGCTCCACACGGCATCCGGTCGGATAATCCTCCCGGAGCTTTTTCAGCACTTCCGGCCTGATCTGCATCATGAATCCCATGGCGTTTCCTCCTTCCGTTGGGGTAGCAGTATTACTCACTCTGCCTGCCCAGAAAGTCAAGTTAAATCAGGCCATTCGGAGTCCTTTGCCTCGCTGCTGGCGTTTCGTCAGGGTGGCGATCTCAATGGCAAGGGAGCGGATATCCTGCTCATCCCGCACATAGAAATTGTTGCCGGACAGGTTGACGGAGCTCGTCTGGTTGTAGGTCTTCCGGTTGTCGTTGTTTCCGAAGGCAATCGCGCCTTCATTGGCTTCACCCGTCAGGAAGCGGGCGGCATTGCGGATTGTCCGCGCCTGCACACGGCTTTCCTGCAGGACGCCTTCTCCAAAGCCCTTCATGGTCATGGAGCCGATCTCATCCCGGAATACACGCGAAGGAGAAGCAATCTTCAGTTCTTTCTTGGCGGCGTTCACGGCAGCGCGGGCTGCGGACTGCATGGCACTGACCACACCGGAGCGCCCGGCGGTAATGCCTGCTTTCAGGCCCGCCATGGCATTGGTGCCGATGGATTTCAGGCTGGTGGCGGTCAGGCTGCGAGAAACGGCGTTCTTTACATTGGCAGATACCGTTGTGCCAGCGCCGCTCATGTCATAGGCCGTCAGAGCGCCAGCCAGCCCGGCCATGGCTCCTGTCCCGGACGGGGTAAGAGATTCAGCGGTCAAAGCGGCGGTGATGGCAGTCTCCAGATTGGTCGCGAGGGTCGCTGCATCCGTAGAAAAGTCGTAGCCGCCCATGCCTGCGCCGACACCTGCCGCGACATATTCGCCAGCGGGCTTCATGCGCTCAGACGGGCTGTTAATGATCAGCGCGGAGTTAATGGCTGTCTCCAGGTTGGTGGCCAACGTTTCTGCGCTGGTATCCCATCCGGCGGCGGTCATGCCTTCCGCGATGCCTTCGGTCACATTCTGGCCAACGCCCACGGAATCCAAGTCCTGCACGAACTGCAGGATCTTCTTCAGGTTGTCAATATCCTCCTGGCCGACCTCCTGACCGCTTTGGATGGCGGTGACAACCTCGGAAACGTAGGTAGCCAGCTGGGCCACATTCTCTGGATCGAAGTCGCTGATCATGGACTGGTTCAGCGTCCGCATGATGCCTTCGTTGCCGCCGTAGATGAAGTTGTACCACTGATCCAGGTCGCCCTTGGCATTCTTGATCCGCTGTTCGGCAGCGTCAATATAATCCATCAGGGATTTGGGCATGATGCCCGTCAGGGCGGTGCCGATTGCGGTCATGCCCAGCTGATCCACTTCAGCGACCTGTTCCCGCATTTCTGCAATAGCTTCCGGTGCGCCGGTGATCTCCGTGGTCAGCAGGATGTGCATGGTGCCGTCCTTGTCCAGGATGGCCACATCCTCGGGCCGGAGCATATCAGAGGTGACAGCGGTCACGGGGATTTCTTCGCCGTCCTTCCAGTATTTCACCCCGGACTCGCCCAGCACACCGCTGGGATCTTCATACACTTCGGACAGCCGGACGACGCCTTCCACCTCGACCTTGTTGTTCCGCAGCCAGCGGCGGTAGGCCAGAAGATCATAGCCGGACAGGCCCACCTGCATGTTCAGGGTGGGCTTTTTCACGCCTGCTGCTTCCTTGTATTCCGTGATGTAGGCAGTGAACTCCCGGAGAAGCTCGGACTTGTCACAGCCCGTCGCCTCGGCGAACTTGGTCACGATGCCTTCCACCTGGGCGGAGGTCAGCGCCGACACATCCACGTTTTCGGCTTCAGCGTATTTGGTGATCAGGCCAACGACATCAGAGGGCTTCAGAGCAGCGGTGGAAGCGCCGCCTGTAACCTCCTCATAGGCCATGACGAAGGCCGTCACCGCTTCCGGCGTCAGCCCGGTGGTATCAACCTTGTTGTCCTCCAGGTATTTGAACACATAGGCCGTGATCTCGCTGGGCTTCAGCTGGGTGACGTCAGTGCCGGATGCCAGTTCCTTATAGGCGCTGACCATGGCGGTCACATTGGTGGGATTCAGCCCGGACACATCGGTGCCCGTGGTGGCTTCGGCATAGGTCTGCACATAGGCCACCAGCCCGGCAGGCGTAAGCGAAGACTTGTCCGCGCCTTCTGGCTGCTCGGTGTACTTCGCCACAAAGGCATCCACCAGCGGCTGCTGTTTGGTCGCGTTCTCCGCTTCCGTATATCCCTGAATGACCGCATCCGTGGTGATCGCACCGGGATTGCTGGCCCATTCATTCCAGCGGGCCTGCGCTCCGGTCATGTCCAGATCGGTGGTGATCTTCAGGACTTCCTCACCGACAGCCTCGCCGAACATCTCGTTCAGGCTGGTCAGGTTGGTGTCCCATTTGTTCTGGTTCAGGTAGGTCTGGATCGCGGCCAGCTGCTCCAGCGCGGAGGAGAAGTCGATATCCGGGAACATGGCCTGTACCTCGGTTTCCGACATTCCGCTGTCCAGCAGGGACTGGATCTGGGTCAGCAGCGCGACATATTCCGTCAGAGCACCTTCATCCATGCTGGAGGTCAGCTGGTTCAGCTGCGGCAGGAAGGATTTCTTCTCAGCGTCAGTAGAAGCCGCGCTGTACTGCCGGAGCAGCTGCATCAGGTCGCCGACCTGTGTTTTTGCGGTCTGGATATCACTCTGCTGCCACACAGGCATCACGACGTCGGCCATCAGCTGGGCGTATTCCATGGCAGCAGCCCGGCGGTCACTGTTGTACTTGGCGTTCAGAGCATCCAGTGCCTGCTGACGCTCCGTGCTGTTCTCAATCAGCTGGATCAGGGCATATTCCTTGTCGTACTGCTCGTCCAGAGAGGAGTTGACGGCGGACATGCCCTCGGCGGCAGCGACCATGGCGTTTTCATATACTGTTGCGCTGACTTCCTGTCCACGGGCTTCTGCACGGGCCACTTCGGCTTCCACCTTGTTCCGGATGGTGTCGAAGCCGTCTGTGTCGGCTGCGGACAGGTGGTATTTGACCTCAATGGCCTCGCGGGTGTCGATGAGCTCCTGCAGGCGGACTTTATCGCGTTCCGACAGCTTCCTGTTCTGCTTCTTTTTCAGCAGCCGGGCGATCTCCTTATCCATGGAGTCAAGGGTGTCGATGTCGGCCTGCAGCTGTGCGGAAACGGAAGAATAGCCCGCCTGATCGGCGGTTTCCTTCAGGCTGGTGAGCTCCTCACGGGTGCTGGCGGTCAGGCTCTTGAAGGAATCCGTCCATTCCGAAACGATCTCGTTGGTTTCCTTCTTGCCGTCCGACCAGACGTCCAGCAGGCCGTTCAGCCATTCGCGGCTGTTCCCGGTGGCCCGCTTGAAGTCATCCTTGCTCATGCCGAAGAAGGACAAGCCCTGGCTGCTGCCGTAGAAGGTTTCGGCAGCGGTTTCCTTCCAGGACTTGGCGGTCTTTGCCATGCCTTCCAGCGCTTCTCGGGCGGCTTTCGCGCCGGACGCGACATCTACCAGCTTTACCGCGCCGTACACCAGCGCAGCGGCAAGAGCAACCATAGCTACCTTGGAGGAAGCCAGTACCTTCACCAGCCCGCCGATCCCGCCGCCCGCCATGGAGACGGAAGCGGAGAACTTGCCGATGGCTGTGAAGGCCTTTCCCAGAGCTCCGGTGACGGTACCGACCGCGCCCACGACCTTGCCCAAAACCAGCACGACGGGGCCGACAGCGGCGGCAAACGCGGCCCATTTCACGATGGACTCCCGCTGGGTCTTGTCCAGTGAAAGGAACTTCTGCAGCAGGGCATTGGCCTTGTCGATGATCTGCTGGATTGTCGGATTCAGGTCATCGCCGATCTGCCGGGCGAACATAAGCGCCGTGTTCTTCAGGTTTGTCAGCCGGGATTTCGTGGTAGCATACCGCTTGTTGGCTTCATTGGTCAGGGCGGCATTCTCTCTCCATGCCCTGTTGGCGGTCTCCTGTGCTCGGGAGAAAAGCTCCGTCGCATTGGTGGAGCGCAGCAGGGTATCACGCAGGCGGACTTCCTTGATGCCGATTTCTTCCAAAGTGGCGATTGCGCTTTCGCCTTCCTCATCCATTTTGGAAAGACCGACGATGAAGGACTGGAAGGCCGCTGCGGGATCGCTGTCCCACAAAGCCTTGAACTGCTTGGCTGTCATGCCGGAGACCTTCGCAAAGTCCTCCAGGGCATCGCCTCCAGTCGCAGACGCAACTTCCATTTTCACCAGCGCTTTGGAGAAAGCGGAACCGCCCATCTGGGCTTCAATGCCGACAGAGGAAAGCGCCGTAGCAAAGCCCAGAATCTGCGCTTCCGACAAACCGACCTGCTTGCCCGCGCCAGCAAGACGCATGGACATGGCCAGGATTTCGGATTCTGTGGTAGCGTAATTATTGCCCAGATCCACCAGCGCGGAGCCGAGATTCTGGAACTGCCCTTGGCTCATGCCCATGATGTTGGCAAACCGGGCCGCTTCACTGGCGGCATCCGCTGCAACCATGTTCGTGCTGTTGCCCAGGTCGATCATGGTGCGGGTGAACTCGGCCAGGTGCTCGTTCTCAATACCCAGCTGTCCAGCAATGGACATGACTTCCGCGATATCCTCAGCGGAGGCGGCGACCTCTGTGCTCATCTGCTTCACGGAATCGGACAGGCGGTCATATTCCTCTTCGGTGGCATCCACAGTCTTACGGACGTTGGCGAAGGCATATTCATAATCAACAGACGCCTTGATGGCGGCGGTGCCCAGCGCCGTGATGGGAGCCGTGACGTGGGTCGTGAGGGATTTCCCGGCCTTGGTCATGGCCTTGGAGATCGTCTCACATTTCTTGGAGATAGCAGTCAGGGATTCTCCGGCCTGCGTCCATGCGGACTGCATCCGGTACAGCTGTTCCGTCAGCCTGCGGATCTCCGCTTCCGTGTCCTTCACAGCAGCCTTGGCGTTGTTCAGGTCAGTGGTGGCCTTGCTGACAGCATCCGCGCTGTTCTGCATGGTCTTCTGCAGAGCCTTGACCTGACCCTCCAGCTTGGTGACCTCGGCGGTGGCATCTGCGTATTCTTCCTGGTACCGCTCCAGATTCTGCTTGGCGGCGATGGTGGCGGAGTCTGTTTCGCCCAGGGAATCACGGTAATTCTCATAGGCATAGGTGGCCGCTTCCACCTCGAAGCGCAGGTCTTCCTGACGGGCCTTTGCCTGCTCCAGCCGCTGGGTGTAATCCTGATGGCGGTCGTAGTTTTCCTTCAGCTTATCGTTCGCCGCCACCAGCGCCCGGCTGTACTGCTCCACAGCCCGCTGCTGCTGGGTGAGCTTCTGTCCCAACATGGACAGCTTGGCTTCCGTGCCCGCGATGGTCTTTTCATAGTTCTGTACGCCAGCCCCGGCCAGTCGGAAGGTGGACTCTGCTTCCTTGATCTGCTGGTTGATGGTGCGCATATTGCGCGAGAAATTGCTGGAGTCCAGCGACAGCGCGACCACCAGTTCGCGCAGGGTTTCAGCCATAATTGTTCACCTTCTTTTCCATTGTGGTTTTGGGGTTGCAGGCATATAATGAAAGTGCCCAGAGGGGCAAGTCGCATTTACGGAGGCAAGTATGCTGAATAACAAAGGTTTCGATTTGTGGGCTGATGGATATGACAAAACTGTCGGAGTATCAGATGAAGAGAACAGCTATCCTTTCGCGGGCTACAAGGAAGTATTGGGCCGCATTTTCAAGACCATCATGGAAAAGCCTAAAGCTGTTGTCCTTGATATTGGGTTTGGAACCGGAACATTAACAACTAAGCTCTATGAAAACGGATGTACTGTGTACGGCCAGGATTTCTCTGCCAGAATGATTGAATTAGCTTCTGTAAAAATGCCTGATGCACATCTTTATCAAGCAGACTTTTCCGAAGGTTTAGCAGAACCATTGCAACAACAAAACTATGATTTCATCGTTGCAACGTACTCTTTGCATCATCTGACAGATGATCAGAAAGTAGCCTTCCTGAAGTCTTTGCGTAAGCGCTTGAATCCAAGTGGAATGATTCTGATTGGTGATGTGGCCTTTGAAACCCGTGCTCAGTTGGAAAAGTGTCAGCAAGAAGTCGGTAATGAATGGGATGATGAGGAAATCTATTTTGTCGCAGAAGAACTGCGTAATGCATTTCCCGATCTGCTGTTTACTCCTGTTTCTTACTGTGCGGGAATTCTGACAATTACTTAATAACAGTTATCCCGGCTTCATCCCCGGCCAGACTTCGTCAATGAAGCGCTGCCGGGGCTTTTTCTTTTCCTGCTCTCTGGTCGCATCCCATGCCCGCAGGCGCAGGAAGCCCAGCATGTCCATTTCGTCGATTTCCTTCATCCGCCAACCATTCTTCATCAGTTCATTGTAGGTGGCGTAAATGTATTCCGGCAGGGTCAGGCTTCCTGCGGGATCGTCACTTCCGGATTCTCCGCCTCCGCCAGAATCTGCTCCGCTTCCTGCACCGCCGGAATCGTAGGGAAAGTGTCCAGCACCTCCGTGGTCTGGGTCTGGGTGGCCATCAGCGCCAACGCGATGTCGTGCATCAGGCGGTCGGCGGGATAGTTGTCGTAGACCTCATCCGGGGTGAACTGGTTGTTGAACAGGATGCAGAACCACTTCACCATCGTGTCCAGGGCATCGGTCACGGTCAGCTGCTCCTGGGAGACATCCTTGCCCTCAGTCGCGTCCTGGGACAGGCGCACCAGCCTGCCGTACATTTTGGAAGCGGGCTCCATTTCGCGCAGGGCCCTGCCGGAAACGAAGTCCACAGTGTATTTCTTTTCACCAAGCGTACAGGTGATCATATTCATACCTCCAAAACTTCAAAAGTAGCTGCCGCACAGCGTCATGGCCATGCGGCAGCGGGGTGATGATTACGGGGTGGGCGTGATCACAGGCGTGTACACGGACTGCAGGAAGGTTTCACCCTTCTCAGCCGTGAAGCCGTTCTCGCCCTCGTCGGCGACCGCCTGGTAGCGCCCGTCGTTGGTGCGCTTGATAGCAGTCCATTCCACGTCGCCCGTCTGGCGGGTGATGGTGGTACCTTCCTTGGTGGCGTAGTTCTCAGTCAGGGGCTTGGCCCGCACCTTGTATAGCCACACATAGCGGAACTTGTGGTTGGACTTCTCGCTCTTGAAGCCCACGGCGAAGTACGGGGGCTTGTCCGTGGAAGAGCGGATCAGGACACCGTTGTCGTCGATCTGATTGCCGAAAATCTTCTCCTGGATGGCCAGCGGAATGTCCGCCATCTTCGTGGTGAAGGTGAGCTCAGGATCGGGATACAGCACATCGAATTCGATATCGTCGGCGTACTGGATGTCCGGATCGGCGTTCTCAGGGGTGATGCTGGCTTCAATCGCGCCAGCAACCAGCTGCAGATCGCCATAGGTCAGGGTTTCCTCGGTGTCGACCTCCAGAGGGGCGATCACCATGTTCTTCAGACCAACCGTGGAAGATACGGTCGGAGAAGCGGCAGGAGTATTAGCCATAATGTTTTACCTCCAATTCATCGGTTCTTGAGCTCGTCCCGCAGGACGCGCTTGATTTCGGAAAAGGCCTCATCGGCCCGGGTGTCGAAGGCAGGCCGCACAAAAGGATGCGCGGGGGCCGGAGCAGGCCCGCCGTGTCCAAACTCCACAGGGTTGGCGTAGTACGCGCCGTTCTCTGAGTGGTGGACACCGATGGTGATCTGCTTGCCGCCTCCGCGCTTTTGCTTGACCTTGCCCGTATGGATGGATGAGTGCAGGGCATCCGTGATGATCTTCGGGTCGGTGCTGGCATTGTGGAGCATTTGTTCCTCAATGGGCACAGCGCCCGCCTTCAGGGCACGGTTCACGCCCGGCCCCTGATCCAGCGCATAGGCCATGTTGACCATGTCGTTCTGGAGATCATCAAAGCCCCTCAGTTCAATTGCCATAGTCCACATCCTCCCTCCAGCACCATGTCCACTGCACCGTGTACTGCCGGGTGGCCGTGTCGTAGGCGGGTTGGTTATAGCCCTTGTCGGATTCCTCCACCATGGTGAAGCCATAGGCGTACATGGCCTGCCGGATCGTATCCGCCATGTCGGTCGGATCGATGTCGCTCCACAGGTTCAGGTACACATAGGTGCGCAGGCTGGTCACATGATCGTCATGATGGCTGGCTTCCGTGGTGGTCGTGGAATAGACGCAATACTGCACAGGCGGATTCTGGTTGGGCGAAGTGGCCCGCCAGACACCTGCATAAACCGGAATGCCGATATCCTTGAGTGCCGCGTTGACCTGCTTCATCCACTCACCCCCTTGGCAATGGAAGCCTTCAGGCCAAGATAGGTGCGTTTGAAGCTGTACTCGCCCAGAGTGGAGATGTTCCATTTATCTCCCTGAAAGCGCACCCACATGCCAGGCTTGATGTCCTCCCGATACCGGATGGTGAAGTTGATGACGGCCTCGGTGTTCATGACGTCGGCGCTGCGGTAGTGCTGGTTTCCGGCGTCCGTCACAGCGGCCCATACGCGGCATACCACCACATCCGTAGGTTCCGGATAGCCATTTTCATTGATCTGGTTCTCGGTGTATCCGATCTCGATCATGTGACGCAGGTCTCCGGGATGCGGATCGCTGTCGAAGTTTTTGTATCCGCGCACAGGTCATCGCCTCCTCAGAACATCTTCTCCGGATCGCGGTACGGATACAGCAGACTGTCGAAGGCCATCCGGGTAGCCTTGTAGGTGGTCATGTCCGGGATGTCCCGGTTTTCATAGTAGAAGCTGGTCATGAGGATGACCGCCAGACGGACGGGTTCCGGTGCTTCCGGCACATTTCCATCCTCGTCAGGTTCCTCAAAGGAAACCCGGCAGTAATCCTCGGCGGCGGTCTGCGCCTGTTTGATCAGGCTTTCGATGTAGTCGTTCTCCTCATCGTGCTGGATGCGCAGATGGGTTTTGACCTCATCGACGGTGACGATCATCAGGGATCACCTGCCTCCTGGGCCATCAGTCCGGCGGTGCGCAGCGCGGCAAGCAGACGGTTGTAGTCCTCCCGCAGGCCAGCTACGGTGGTCGCCTCGCTGTCAGCCAGAAAAGGCAGAGCCGTGACCGGGCTTCCGGCAGGCAGATCGAACAGCCCTTCACCGCCTTCCACGGTCGCGCCGGGCAGAAAGGTCAGCTTCCCGCCGATCACCAGTTCATTGCCGCCGTGGGCAAAGTAGTTTTTGGTATTGCTCATCTGTTTTCACTTCCTTCTGGAAAGGGAGCCACCCGCGAAGGATGGCTCCCATAGTCGGTTAGGATCAGGCACCCTTCACAGCCAGGCACTTCATGGCTTCGGGCAGCACCAGGCGACCGTCAACACGCTGGGTGGCGCGGAAACCGACCTGTCCGGTGACGGCGAAGAGCTCATTCAGGCGCTGGAAGGAACGACCCTGGCGATCAGCGATCCAGTAGGACTTGAAGTCTCCGAACAGGATCACTTTGTTGCCCGCAGCCACTTCAGGCATATAGGGAGAGGTCACGATCCTGTAGTTCAGGAGCGTATCAGGCTGGCCTTCCTTGAGGCCGGGCTGCCAGAGATACTGGCCCTCGATGCTCTTGAGCTTGCGGATCGCCTTGATGGTGCTGTCGTTCATCAGGAAGACCGCCTTCTTGCGGTAAACGCTCTTGATGGAATGCACCAGGTCGATGACCTCATCAGCAGTGACCGCGTTACCGGCGGTAGTCACGCCAGTGCCAGCGCCAAGGGTGGCATGAAGCAGGCCAGTGGGCTTGCCGGAGCCATCACCGGTGATGAAGGCTTCCTCCTCAGCAGCGCCAATGCGACGGGCGAACTCAGCGGAGATATAGTTTTCGATGTCAAAAACGCTGTCCTGCAGGAGCTCATCGGACACCTTGATCATGGTGGCCACCTTGTGAGCACCGATGGAAATCTGACCGAAGACATCGTCGCTCTCAGGGATAGCGCCTTCCTCATCCACCCAGGAAGCGGTACCATGGGAAGCCACAATCGGGATCTTCCGGTCACCGGAACTGGTCTGGATGACAGTGCACAGGGAGCGCAGGACGTTTTCCTCCTCAAGGCCTTGCACCAGGGTGCGCTCGTACTCATCCGGCACGAGGTAGCCACCCTCGGAATCGGTGCCGATCTGCAGGGCGTTCATGACGGCAGGGCTGGCAGAGCGGTTCCGGATCATGCCCCAGAAGGCATTCCGGTATTCATCGGAGGCGCGGCCCTGCTTCTGAGCAGTGGCAGTGGTGGGACGGGAAACCAGAGGCGCGGCGGTGGGCTGATCCATCTCACGGTCGATCGCGGCCTGACGCTCCAGACGCTCGATTTCTTTGCCGAGGGCAACCACATCGGCCTCCATCTTTTCATAGGTGGCGTTGTCTTCAGCGGAGACCATGCCGTCTTCACCGCGATGGCTGTCCAGGAAGGCCTTGGTCTGGTTCCACAGGTTAGCGCGCTTTTCACGCAGAGCAAGAATCTGATTCATAGTGTTTTCCTCCATTTCTTCATTTCAAAAGCGACAGCCGTTTCATCAGGTCTGCCGCTTTCACTCGGTTGTCAGGGGTAACGGGTTCAGGGGTAGGTTCCGGATCAGGCGGGTGCGCCGGTTCCGGCTTGGGCAGGGTGGCAATCACCCGGTTCATGAGACAGGCGGCTGCAGCCCGGCGACCAAAAGAAAAACCCGACACGTTGTCGGGCAGATCCAGGGCTCCGGTATAGAGCACCTCATCACAGAAGCCGAGCTCCTTGGCCTTCAGAGCGTTCATCCAGGTCTCGCCGTCCATGAGCTTTGAGAGCTCATCCCGACTGAGGCCCGTCTTGATCTGGTACGCATTGATGATGCTTTCCTTCACCTCGTCCAGCAGCTGGATGGCCTTCCGCATTTCCTCGGTGTCACCCATGGCCATGGTGAAGGGATTATGGATCATCATCATACTGGTCGGGCTCATGCACACCCTGGTGCCAGCCATGGCAATGACGCTGGCTGCAGATGCTGCCATACCGTCAATCTGCACGGTGACGTCACCGGGATAGTCCATGAGCATGGTATAGATCTGACTGGCCGCGATGCAGTCGCCGCCGGGGCTGTTGATGTGCAGGGTAATGGGGCCGTTTCCGGAGAAAAGCTCCTCCTTGAACATCGCGGGTGTGATATCATCGGAGAACCAGGATTCCTCAGCAATCACACCTTCCAGATACAGGGTACGGGTCTCATCGTCGTTTTTGACCCAGTTCCAGAAATGTCGCATAGCGAATTCCTCCTTAATGTCGATGCGTCCAGCCGATGGCAATCATCAGTAGGATGCTGAGTAAAATGAGCGCGGCAATGACGATCAGGCTGGGAACAATCAAGGCTGCATCCGCTCCCTTCTTTCAGGCTGAGTCTGCCTGTTGGCATCGTCGGTCTGCTGCTTCATGGCAGTGGTAATGGGGATCATGTTGCCGTTGACGAGATAGGCGTCGCCGCCCTGATCCGCCGGGATGGGATTCTGGTTTTCCAGCGCCCGGATATCGTTAGCGGACATCCAACCGTTCTGGCGGGCAATAGCATAGCCTTCCATCCGGCTCTTGTAGTCGCCGCGCATCAGGCCGTCGATGTTGAACTGCACATAAAAGCGCCCCTTCTCCTGATCGGTGAAAAGGGCGCGGTTCATGGCCTGTTCGATGCGGACGAGCCAGGGGCGGATGGTGTGGACGGCGAAGTCGATGCTCATGTGCTCGATATTCGAGAATGTGGCATGCTCCAGATCGCCGACCAGGTGGGGCGGTACCCGGAAGATCCGGCAGATTTCATCCACCTGGAACTTTCGGGTTTCCAGGAACTGCGCTTCATTGTTGGGCACGGCCATGGGCTCAAACTTCATGCCTTCTTCCAGAATGGCCACCCGATTCGCGTTGGATGATCCGCCGTAGGCTGCGTTCCAGCTTTCTCGCAATGCCTTTGGGTTTTTCACGGTGTTCGGGTGCGTCAGAATGCCAGAAGGGCGAGCGCCGTTGGAGAAAAACTTGCTGCCGTATTCTTCGGAAGCGATGCCCAGGCCGATAGCATTCTTCTCCAGCGCGATGGGGCTGTAGCCCATAACACCATCAAAGCCGAGTCCGGGGATATGAAGCACATCCTCAGGAGACAGCACCACCGTCTGGCCGGTATTGGTCATATAGGTGTAGGTCAGGATGCCGTTCTTATCCCGGTCTACAGTCATCTTGTCCGGTAGCAGAGGGTATAGACCTGTGATTTTATTCCGGCCTGTGCGGATGATCTGGCAGTAGCTGTTGCCCCACAGGAGCAGGTGCGCCAGCATGACCTCTCGCAGCACAAAGGACGTCATTTCGCTGTTCGGCTCGTCATGGATCAAGCGATACAGCGGATGCTCCGTCGCCTTGCGGTTGCCGTCTTCCTTGGCTTCATATACACCAAGCGGCAGGCTGGCGACCGTTTCAGATATTACCCGGACGCAGGCGTACACCGTGGAAAGCTGGATTGCTGTCTGGGCATTAACTGCCTTGCCGGAACCGCTGGTGCCGAAGTAGAAGGTAGGAGCAGCGCTGACGCTATCCTGGGGCTTGTCCCGCGCACGGAATAGAGCGGTGAAGGGGTTTTTCATGCAGATCTCACTCCTTGTTAATTTTCATTGACAGAAAAGCTCCTATATGGTAGAATCTAAGAGTACTACTATGTAGGAGTTGTTGTGATGGTTACGAACGGTGGTTTCCTGGTCACGAAGATCAAGCAGCTTGGCGACCGCATCTTTGAAAAGGTGCTGGCCGAGAAAGGCATTGACGCCTTCAACGGCGCGCAGGGACGGATCCTGTATGTCCTCTGGCAGCAGGACGGTGTGCCGATCAAAACGATCTCTGACAAGTGCGGTCTTGCCATTACCTCCCTGACCACCATGCTGGAGCGCATGGAGAGGCAGGGGCTGATCCGCAGGGAATCGGACAGCCGGGACAAGCGCAAGACACTGCTCTTTTTGACCGACAAAGCGAAGGCGCTGCGAGCCGATTATGACGCCGTTTCCGATCAGATGGGTGCGCTGTACTACAAGGGTTTCACGGATAATGAGATCAGGCAGTTCGAGGAATCCCTGCAGCGGATACAGAAGAATCTGGAGGAGAAGCTGAAGTCATGAGCGTATGCATCAAGGATCTGATCCAGAACATGAACCTGGTAATCGGCTGTACCGTGGGCTGCTCATACTGCTACGCCCGGAACAATGTGAAGCGGTATCACATGATCGACGACTTTTCTCAACCGGAGTTCTTTCCTGGAAAGCTGCGGATGATGGACAAGCCCCGTCCCCAGAACTTCCTGCTGACGGGCATGAGCGACCTGGCGGGTTGGAAACCGGAGTGGCGGGATGAGGTATTCGCAAAGATCCGGGAGAATCCGCAGCATCAGTTCCTTTTCCTCAGCAAGCGGCCTGATCTGCTGCACATCCGCACCGACCTGGACAACGCCTGGTTCGGTGTGACGGTGACCAGAAAAGCGGAGCTCTGGCGCATCGATGCGCTGCGAGAAAACGTGAAAGCAAAGCATTATCACGTAACCTTCGAGCCGCTGTTTGATGACCCCGGCGTTGCCGATCTGTCCTGCATCGGATGGGTTGTCGTCGGCACCATGACCGGAGCGCAGAGCAGGAAGGTTCATACTGAGCCCGCGTGGGCATATTCCCTGACAGAACAGGCGCACAGGATAAACATCCCCGTCTTCTGGAAAGAAGATCTCCTTCCCATCATGGGAGAGGAACAGATGATCCAGGAACTGCCGGAAGCATTCAATCATGTACTGGAGGAGCAGAGAGCATGGAACAGCCGGAAATCAAAGTAGGATTTGTACAGACGAAGAGCATCATGACCAAGTCGAACGCTCCGCTGGGTGGGTATTCCGTCAACCCCTATGTGGGCTGTCCGCACGCCTGCCGGTATTGCTACGCCAGCTTTATGAAACGGTTTACCGGGCATACCGAAGACTGGGGCACCTTTATGGATGTAAAGGAATGGCCGGCCATTACCAATCCCCGGAAATATGCCGGGCAGAAGGTGATCGTCGGGACGGTTACGGACGGCTACAATCCGCTGGAAGAGAAATTCGGGAAGACCCGGCTTTTGCTGGAGCAGCTGAAAGACAGCGGCTCGGATATCCTGATCTGCACCAAGTCCGATCTCGTCCTGCGGGATCTGGAACTGCTGCGGGAAATCAACAAGCGGAACCGGCTGACCGTTTCCTGGTCGGTAAACACGCTGGATGAGGCCTTTAAGGATGATATGGATTCAGCGGTCAGCATCGAGAGAAGACTTGCTGCCATGAAGCAGGTGTATGACGCGGGGATCCGCACTGTCTGCTTTATTTCTCCTGTATTCCCCGGGATCACGGATATCGAAGCCATCTTTGAACGGGCTAAGGATCAGTGCGACCTGATCTGGCTGGAAAACTTGAATCTGCGCGGCGGGTTCAAGGCTGGTATCATGAGTTATATCGCCGAAAAGTATCCTGAGCTTCTCCCGCTGTACGAGGAAATCTATAACAGGAAAAACCGCAGCTATTTCGAGGCCCTTGAAAAGAAGGCTGAAGAGATGGCTAAAAAGCATAACTGCCGCTTCGTCGATAATGAAACGCCCTATGAACGTGTGCCTCAGGGGCATCCGACCATCGTGGATTACTTCTATCATGAAGAGGTTCGCGGAACCAGCAACAGCGGAATACGAAACAAGGGATAAACTTACAGTCCGCTTCCAGTCTTCTTATCATGGCATCCCTTGCAGAGAGGCTCCCAGTTCATCTGATCCCAGAACAGTCGCTGATCGCCCCGGTGTGGGATGATGTGATCCACCACTGTTGCGGGCACGACCTTGCCCTCTGCCTGGCAGAATGCACACAGCGGATGCTTCTTCAGGAAGAGAGCGCGGGCCTTACGCCAGCGGCTGTCGTACCCACGGGCATCGGCACCGCCGCGCAGCCTGTCGCTGCTCCATTCCATATGATCTTTACAGAACACCTGACCCTGCTCGCAAAAGCCCGGACATCCGGGATAGCGGCAGGGTCTTCTTGGTTTTTGGGGCATGCTGCACCTCCGTCAGATAATCAAAAGCCCACGAGTGTCGTAGACGGATTCGCCGCCCTGGTTCTTCATGGCTCTGTCCAGCGCCATGACCAGCGCGACCGCGCCGTCCACCTTCTCCGTGGATTTTTCCTTGTCGATTTTCAGGTTCCCGGCGGGATCAGTGCGCACGAAGGCATTGTCCATGTTCCACCGGAGCACCGGGTGCCCACCGTGATTCAGCTTCCGCTCCAGCACGATGCGCATCAGTTCTTTGGTCGGCGGCGACATATCCCGGAAGCCCTGTCCGAAGGGCACCATGTTGAAACCGTCGTCTTCCAGGGTCTGCACCATCATGGTGGCATTCCATCGGTCATAGGCGATTTCCCGGATGTTGAACCGTTCGCCCAGCTTCGTGATGAACTGCTCTATAAAGCCGTAATGCACCACGTTGCCCTCGGTCGTATGAATGAAGCCCTGCCGCTCCCATTTGTCGTACATCACATGATCGCGCCGGACGCGCAGCTGCATGGTGTCCTCGGGGAGCCAGAAGTACGGCAGTACGATGTACTGCTCTTCATCATCCCTTGGCGGGAACACCAGCACCATGGCGGTCAAGTCGGAAGTGGAAGAAAGGTCGAGCCCGGCATAGCAGGCGCGGCCTTCCAGTTCATACTCATTGACAGCGCCGCCGCATTCATCCCATTTGTCCATGGGCATCCAGCGGATACTCTGCTTGACCCACTGGTTCAGGCGCAGCTGACGGAACATGTTCTCATCAGCGGGCGTCTCCTGGGCCTTGCGGAATGCGTCCCGTACCTTGTCGATGGAGATCGTCTGATCCAGGGATGGATTGGCCTTGTACCAGTTTCGCTCATCCGTCCAGTCGGCGTCATCCGGCAGGCCGTAGAGCACAGGGTAGAAGCGAGGATCATCCTTCCTGCCTTCGATGATATCCAGGGCTTTTTGATGAACCTCCCAGCAGATGCTGTTCCGGTCGGTGCCAGCCGTTGTCAGCAGGAACCAAAGCGGCTGCTTCCGGGCGTCGCCGCTGCCCTGGGTCATGACATCATACAGAGCGCGGGTGGGCTGGGTGTGAAGCTCGTCGAAGATGCAGGCGCTGACGTTCAGGCCGTGCTTGGTGGCCACTTCACTGGACAGAACCTGATAGATACTTCCGGTCGGCTGGTAGACCATTCTTTTTGTAGAAGGAATGATCTTGATCCGCTTGCTGAGCGCCGGTGACTGCTTCACCATATCGACGGCCACATCGAAAACGATAGCCGCCTGCTGACGGTCGCTGGCGCAGGAGTAAACCTCCGCCCGCCACTCATCATCATTGCAGAGCATGTTCAGGGCAATGGCAGCGCCGAGCTCACTCTTTCCGTTCTTCTTCGGGATCTCAATGTAGGCCGTATTGTACTGCCGCATGGATGGATCATCGTCCCGGACAGTGCCGAACACATCCCGGATGATCTTTTCCTGCCAGGGAAGCAGCTTGAACGGCTCTCCGTGGAATTCTCCCTTGGTATGCTTCAGGCACTCAATGAACTGCGTCACCCGGCGTGCTTTCGCTTCACTGAACATCCTGCCAGCCTCCCTTCAGGACGGATTCCATCGGATCGTCGCTGGCTGCGCTGTCGCCGCTGTTGGCATAGAGCCGTGCCCGGCTGGCAGGCGTCAGGCCGAACTCCGAACAGAAGGACTGCATGATTTTCAGGTTCTGCATGGCGATGCTGACCTGCGGCACCTGCTGTACATAGCCGCTGGGCGTTTTGAAAATGGTGCCGTGCTGAGACAGGAATTCTTCAGCTTCACGCCACCGGGCGTAGGCCTGGCAGTATCCGGCGAAGGCTTCCATGTCATGTTCGGTGAGAACACCCATGGCAATCAGGGATGGAGCCAGACGCTTCCATTCCTTCTTTGCTTCCGGCATCAGCCAGGCAGGACACTTCACGTTGTCCTGGGGCGGCGTCGGCTCATCCTTGTTCAGCGGTCGTCTGCCCTTGCCACGGTCACCCTCCAGTTCTTTCAGGGCCGTGGGCAGGGGCTTTCTTCCTCTGGTGGCCATCTGGTTTCACCTCCGTTTCTCTTGAAAAGTGTGTTTCTATGGGCATGTTATGTGGGCTGTGTGACATCACTGTAGGAAATAGTGTGCCCGTCCCGCAGCACCATGATCTCCTGATCCGGGTATTCCAGGTGGAAACGCTCCACTATTACTGTCGCGTATTTCGGATCAAGCTCCATCGTCCGACATATCCGGTCGGTCTGTTCGCAGGCGATGAGGGTGGAGCCGCTGCCGCCGAACAGATCCATAACCACGGCGTTCGGTGCGCTGCTGTTCTTAATCGGATACGCCAGCAGCGGAATCGGCTTCATGGTCGGATGGTCAGCGCTCTTCTTGGGCTTGTCGAAATTCCAGATGGTGGACTGCTTCCGGTCGGCGAACCACTTGTGCTTCCCGTTGGGGAGCCAGCCGTAGAGCACGGGCTCGTGTTGCCACTGGTATGGACTGCGGCCCAGCACCAGGCTGTTCTTCACCCAGATGCATACCCCGGAAATATGAAAGCCGGACTCTTTGAAAGCCCGGCGAAAGTTCAGTCCTTCGGTATCCGCATGGAAGATGTAGGCGCTGCCGCCCTCGGCCATATGCGCCGCCATGTTCTGGAAAGCGGCCAGCAGGAAGGCGAAGAACTGCTCGTCTGCCATGCTGTCGTTCTGGATCTTCTTTCCGTCAGCGGACTCATACGCCACGTTATAGGGTGGATCGGTCACGACCAGGTTGGCCCTGATGCCGTCCATGAGCGCGTCCACTGCATCCGGCGATGTGCTGTCCCCGCACATCATGCGGTGCCTGCCCAGCGTCCAGATGTCACCGGGCTGTACATATACGTTGACTGTTTCCGGATCAATCTCACAGTCATCGTCATGCACATCCTTGTCATGCACCTTGGAGAAAAGATCATCCACCTCGGCAGCGTCAAAGCCTGTCGCGCCGAGATCATATCCGGCGTTCTGCAGATCCTGCAGCAGGTCAGCCAGGGCCGTGGGCTCCCAGTCGCCAGTGGCTTTGTTGAGCGCGATGTTCAGCGCCTTTTCATCCGAAGGGTTCTCGATGTGCACCACAACGCAGTCCACCTCGGTCGCGCCTTCAGCCTTCAGCACCTTGAAACGCTGGTGACCGCCTACGATGTTGCCCGTCACCTCATTCCAGACGATGGGATCGACATACCCGAAGTCGTGCAGGCTGCGCTTGATCTTCTCATACGCGGGATCGCCCGGCTTCAGGTCTTTCCTGGGGTTGTATTTCGCAGGCTTCAGCCGGTCAATGGGCATGGTCTGCATGTTCAGATTCGTATTCACGGTTCCTCCTTCTGCCGTCCTTCGGGGCGGCTTTTTTGATGTCCGGGCGGGCCGATACCCCCACCCCCGAATTTGTCGGAAATTCACGCGTGAGGGGGGCGCGGTCTCCGCCAGGCACACCCAGGGATCTGACCGCCCCCTCCCGGGCACACCTCGGCCCGGCGGCTGGGCACACCGACCTGCCCGGCGACTTCGCCAGAGCAAAGTGGAGAAGTGTGCCGCCCGCCGGACTTCTTCACGGCAAAGCGAAGAAGCGCCGCCCGCCCGGACTTCACCAGAGCAAAGTCGGAAAGTGTGCCCGGCGGCGGTTCCGGGCGGCGGGTCGGTGTGCCCGCCCGGGCGGCGAAAAACCGCCCGCCCGGCGAAAAAAAACCGGGTTTTTTTCCGGCCCCTACGCGCATGTATAAGGAAGCGCGGCCTCCTTTTTCGCAAAAAAAACCGTTGACTTTTCGGCCCGGCAGAGTGATGGATGTACGCGCCGGGCGGGAAACCGCCCAGAAGGCACAGCCGGGCCGGGCGGGAGAAGCCGCCGCCGGGAGAAAGGAGACCCCCATGAAAACCCAGACCTTCGGCATCGAGATCGAAATGAACCACATCACCCGCCAGCTGGCCGCGCAGGTGGTCGCGGAAACCCTCGGCGAAGGAGCGACCTTCCGGCACACGGGCGGTTCCTACGACGCTTGGGAGGTCACCGCGCTGGACGGGCGGCGGTGGAAGCTGGTCAGCGACGCGAGCATCGCCGGGCCGCGCGACCAAGGCACAGAGTTCGTCAGCCCGATTTGCCGCTGGGAAGACATCGAAACGGTGCAGGCCTGCGTCCGGGCCCTCCGGGCGGCTGGGGCACACGCCGACCCCTCCTGCGGCATCCACGTACACGTCGGCCTTGGGGAGCACACCCCCAAAACCCTGCGGAACTTGGTCAACTTGGTCAACGCCAAGGAAGACCTCCTGACCCAAGCCCTCCAAATCAGCCCGGAGCGCCGGAGCCGCTGGTGCCAGCCCGTCGACCCACACTTCCTCGCGACCCTGAACCGCCGGAAGCCCGCGACCTCCGAGGATTTCGCCCGGATTTGGTACGACGACATGTGCTGGGAGTACCACGCACACCAGCACTACGACCCCTCCCGGTACCACCTGCTGAACCTGCACAGCGTTTTCCAGAAGGGCACCATCGAGTTCCGGGCCTTCAACAGCACACTTCACGCCGGAGAGGTCAAGGCCTACATCCAGCTTTGCCTCGCGATTTCCCACCAAGCCCTGACGGTGGCTTCCGCAAGCCCGGCCCGCCCGGTCACCGACAACCCGGCGTACACCTTCCGGTGCTGGCTCCTCCGGCTGGGCATGAACGGCGAGGAGTTTAAGACCGCCCGCACACACCTCCTGAAGCACATGCCCGGCAACGCGGCTTGGAGGAACGGTGCTGAGACCACCCGCCGGGCCTCCTGAACCCGGCGGCGCACACCCGGGAGGATACAGCTTTGAAACCGACCCGCCTGATGATGGCCCGGCGGCACCGGGCCGAAACCGGGCACAGGAACCGCCCGGTCGCGGGAAGCCACACCAGCTTCCAAATCAAGCAGGGCACACAGCCCAAGGAGGTACACCCCATGATGAACCGGAATCAGGCCATCGCCTACGGCAAGCACATCGGCGTCCGCTGGCACATCTACAACAGCAACGGCTGTCTGGTCGGCGGCACCAAGACCCTCGAGCAGGCACAGGCCATGAAGCGCCGCTTCGAAATCGAGGAGCGGAGCAACCCTTGGACACACGGCACCACCCGCTTCGAAATCCGCGAGGCCAAGTAAGCCCGCGCCAGCCACAGCTTTCAAATCGACAGGGCCGAGAGCCCGGAAAGGAACACACCATGTACGAGAACGATTACGAGAACGAGGAACAGGTCACAGAAGACACCATGCAGGACGGACTCATGGAGCTCATTTCGGAAGCTGCCGAGGACAGCTTTGGAATCGGCTGGGAGGAAGCCGAGGTACGCACATTCGAACAGGCCGGAATCATGACCTACAACAAAGGGCTGGTGATCAGCCTGCCGGACGGCACAGAGTTCCAGCTGACCATCGTCCAGAGCCGCTGAAGCACAGCGGCCCCGGCTGAGGGCTCTTGAATCGGGAGCCTTCACCCGGAGCCACAGGCTTCCAAATCAAAAGGAGGTACATCCCATGAAAAGCACACCCGAAACCCGGAAGGCAATCAGCGCCATCGTCGACACTGCCCGCATCAAGGACACCGGCTACCAAATCTACATCAACGAGTACGACGACGATTTCTACATCAGCATTCGACAGCCCAGAGACACCGACAAGGTGGCCTACCCGGAAATCTTCTGCAAGGATAACTGGTTCGGTGAGAAGGCTCTCGGCTTTGAAATCGCCACCACCGGATACGGTGACCATAGCATCGCACAGGCACAGAGAGCGGTTGCAGGCTTGCAAATCGCCATCGACTTGGTGGAGGCGCTCCTCACCACCGCAGAGCTTTACGGGCTGAAGATTCGCCGCTGACACACAGCACCGCCGGGCAGGCGGTTCCGGTTGAGGGCTCCTGAATCAAGGAGCCTTCACCTGGAGCCACATGCTCTGAAATCGAAAGGAGGCACACCCAATGACCCATGCGGAGATGATTCGGGAATACACCCGGAGCTACAAGAACATGCTGAGTACCAGCGCTGAAAAGCGTCTGGCGCAGCTGGAGGCTGAGGCGGCAAAGGAAGGCCTGCGCTTTCAAATGATCAACGAACGCCAGTGGATGCTCCCACACTTCATAGGCGACCCGCATTTCGAACTGATCGCTTTGGAATCGGAAGGAGGCACAGAGAATGCGATTCATTGACCTGAATGATGATAAGGTTTACACCCTGCAAGACCTGCACCACGATTGGGCACAGTTCCGGCAGGAAAACCCGGAGAACCACGCGGAGAGCTTCCGAATTGAGTTCTTCGAAATCCTGATGGCGACCATCAACGGACGGAACGATCTGGAAATCCTCGGCATGACACACCGGGAAATCAGCAGCTTGACCCTTCGCCTGCGGGCACAGCTTTTGAATTAAGCTGGGCTGTAGGCACACAAACCCGTTGACTTTCCCACCGGACAGAGTGAGTAATGGACCGCCCGGCAGGGCTTTCAAATCAAGAAGGAGGCATTGCATCATGACCACTTATCAGGTATTCTGCAAAGGAACAGCCCGCAGGTGGCTTCCGTACAGCGGAGAGTTCTGGACACTTCAGGAGGCACAGAAGTGCATGGAGTACGTGATTGGCCTTGGAAACTACAGCATCACCGGCGCGCCGATCAGCTACAAGATTGTCAAGCACACCCGGCAGGATGTCGCCTGACACAGCTTTCAAATCGACAAGGAGGATAACCGCAATGAAATACATCGCTTACGGAAGCAACATGGTTCAGGAACAGATGGCAGTCCGCTGCCCGGATGCCAGGCTCATCGGCACCGGGTACATCGCCGGAGCCCGGCTGGAGTTTTACCTCCACGCCACCGTCAAAAAGACAGGCGACCAGCGCAACCGGGTGCCCGTAGCCGTCTGGGAAATCAACGACCGCGATGAACGGAGCCTTGACCGCTACGAAGGATACCCCAGCTACTACATCAAGGAGCGCTGGCCCGTGCACATGTCGGACGGCTCTCAAATCGAAGGCATGATTTACATCATGAAGATGATTCGACAGTCGCCGCCCCATAGCGCCTACTACAAGGGCATCGAAGATGCCTACCGGAAGCTCGGCCTGCGCTCTCAAATCAACACCATCCTGAAGCCCGCGCTGGAGAGGAGCCTGCAGCGGGGCACGCACTGGTAAGACAACACCTGGAAAATACCTGCCGCAGGGACACACGAATACAGCCGCTTTCCAATTCGGAAGGCAGCTTTCATCGTCTCTGGACGGCTTCCAAATCCGCGCCGTGTTTGGCCCACGTTCGCGCCGTTTCGCACGGTCGGGTTCTTCCTCGGCCCTCGCCCCAAAACCCGCGACAGGGGCAAACGTAGCGGCTACGCGGGCAAAAGGAAAAGCGGCCAGCGCTTGGCTGAACCGCTTTCAAATCTGCAGGGGTTTACTTCGCTTTGGTCAGGTGGTCTGCGGCAACCTCCACCGCGTCATTGTTCTCCCGGAACCGGATCACGATCTCACCGTCGGCCACCGTGTACAGCGCCTGGAAAGGTTCCTCCCAGATCTGTGTCAGGCCGGGACATTCCTTCATCGCCGTGATCCGCAGGGCTTTGAAATCTGTGCCCGCCTTCCACTGCTGGAAGATCCGGATCAGGCGCGGCACATGCTCGGCCTTGATGGTCTTCAGCGCTTCTTCGCCGGGCACCGCTTTGAAATCCGCTGTGGCTTCACCCTCTCTGAACTGTGCCCAACACTCCAGCGGGAGCGGGTTCCGCATGAAGTCCAGCATCGCTTCCGCTGTGCCGCAGTCGTCGCACACGTAGATGCCGTCGGCATGTCGGCTCAGCGCGTTGGTGTACAGATCAGGCTTCATAGTGTCCCGTCCGCAACGCGGGCAGGGCATCTTTTCTCCGGCTTCCTGCCGGGCTTTCAAATCCAGCAGGGCTTCCTGAATGTTCTTACTCATTGTCCGTCGCCTCCTCAACCATGACCTCCAGCACCGCCGCTTCCTGCTCGGCCAGCCTGCGCTCCCGCCGGATGGCGGTGTACTTTTCCTTGTGGGCCTGCATCTTGTCGCCGCTTCCGAAGGCACAGTAGCCTTTCAGGTGGCCCAGCAGGATTTTCCGCTCGGCTTTGAAATCCGCGCCGTGGTATCCCAGCCGCTGGAGCCAGACGTGCGCGAGGTACTTCTCGTTCTGGTCGTCCGGTTCCACCCGGTCCGGGAATACCCGTATGGCCTTCATCGCCGCGTCGTAAATCCGATTCAGCAGGTTGGCGTAGGTTGTCCAGCGCTCCGGCTGTGTCTCGTCAAAGGGAAACGTCATGCTGACCTTTCCGTCCCGGAAATCAAATCCGGTCAGTTCGGCCACCGCTCTGGAATCGTCCAGCAGGCTGGTGAGATCCTCCAGGGTTTCCGGTGTGCTTTCCTGCAGCCTGTCGATCAGGATGTCAGGAATGTTCAGGCAGTCGCTGTCGGTCATGCGGTTGATCAGGGTCTGGCGGCTGTGCAGCATGAAGATCAGGTTCTTCAGCTGTGCCACCGCAGCGTTCCGCGCCGGAATCGAAATGTCCATCTGGGTGATGGGCTCCGCTTTTGAATCGGCATGCACTTCCTCGTCCGGCTGTGCTTCGGTGACGGCTTCCTGATCGGCGGCGGGTTCGTCGTTGACGTATCCGTTCCTCCGCAGGAAATCCTGCAGGGCGGTAAAATCCTCGCCGATGATGTTTCCGTCCCGGTCGACGGTGAAGTCGCCGATCTGGTAGCCGTAGGTCGGTGCCCGCAGGTAGGTAGACGTTGTGCCGAGCTCCTCGGCGATGGCTTTGACCAGTGCTTTCCGGTCGGTCGTGTTGGTGGTAATGGTCATGGTGGAAAACCTCCTTTGTTTTTTTGCATGCCATTACTCACTCTGAACGGCCATAAAGTCAACGGCCTGTGGGCACACAATGCAAATAAAGTTTTCACGCGGGGATTTTCCTCCCGGCGGCGCTCCTGAATCTGTCGTAGTCCCGCAGTTCACGGCGGTGGATGGGATCAACTGTTTACAAATCATGCTTGACCTGCTGAATTGTCTGAATAATGTGCTCCCGTTGATTCATGTTTTTTAGCCTCTTACATGTTACAATCTTCATCTGGATTAACGAAAGATCGTGTGCTATACTTGCGTTGCCGGAAACGGCGAGGAGGTAGTAGGCATGAAGGATAAACATGTATTGGCTTTCATGAGGGTTTTCTCGATTCTTGTTCTATTTGCTGTTTTTTTCAGCAGTTCATTAGCCGAAAGCAACGGTACTCAGATCGTCCATGTTCCCTTTGTTGATGTACCTATTCTTGAAACGCACAGAACGAGCTTCCCTAAAGATAAAAGATATGCAGTTTACTCTGGCCCTAGTGAAGACTATGTGCGTGCCGCAAATGGAAAAGCTGCCGTTTCAACGAATGATGCTATCCAGGCTTTTGCCAGTGAAAATGGATGGATCATGATTCAATATGCGATTGATCATGATCATCATCGTATTGGTTGGATTAAAGAAAATGCCAATCGATTCGCACCTTCAATCAGCGAACTTCCTCCTTGTTCCCAATCTGCAACGCTGAAAGCAGGCTCAGTCATTACTGATGATCCGCTTTTTTCCCAAAGTCCACTCATGTCCTTTGATATGGAATTGAACGTGTATGTGCTTGGCCAAATAAACGATTGGATTTATATCGAAAGCGATTCTGGGGATTTGGTTCGTGGCTTTGTTCACAAAGATCAGTTGACTCCCGGTAACGTGTTCTACTTCTCTGATTGGTTACACGACTCATCCGCTTGGAATGGATATTTAGTCCTTGATCAGGACAACATCGCTTTTGAATCTGAACAGCTAATCGAATTGAATGGAATATCAGTGCCTCTTGCATCAATAGACATTTATGACAATTTATCAAATCAATTGTTATTAACTGTTTCCGAGAAAAATGAATTACTGCATTTTGAAGGTTCCGGTTATTTGCCGCCAGAAACCTCATCACTACGTATCGTACTATTTGATACAAATATGAATGAGGTTAAACTTGATGAGGATTTCGTAATCGAGTGGTAAATTTTGATGGAGAGGAGGGTGGTTTGTTCCACCCTCCTCTTTTCTCATTAGTGATTAATGTACTTCGACCAGCCCCAGTACTTCCACTTGTTATTCATTCCCGTGAGATTGGGGCCAGAATCCTCGGAATCACCATTGTTATACATAGCATCGATCGTATTATGCGAGCTGCAGGATTGATAGACAGCATGTTGATACTTCCCGTTGATCGTCTGCATGCCAGCATAAACGCCCATATGACCCTTTTTAGTAGAATCCTTTGTATCCTGTTGGAAAATCTCCATGCCTACCTGAAGAGCGTTATACCCGCCAAGAGATGCAATCGTACCCTTTTCGGACAAGTAGCTATTGTATTCCGTTGTGCATCCTTTACCACCCTGCTTATTGCGTGCAAGATAAGGATAGTTCGCACAATCAACGATTTTCTTGGTTTCATTATAGCCACTGCTACAATACTTCCATCCATCGTTACAATAGCTTTTGAGGTTGCTGATATACTGATCCACGGTCAGATTTCCGCTGGAAGTACCGGGATTAGTGTTGCCACCAGTACTGCCTCCGCTGGGCTGTGTGGCATCAAGATACTTGGACATGATGTAGCCAGTATAGCCATTATAGGTTGCGTTATGCCAACCAGTCGTAGAGGAAGGGGATGCTTCTACTGCCTTACCATACGGCACACGCACTAAAACGGTGCCACCAGGCTTTTTACGCAGATTAACAGTTTCGTTCGTTGGAATGTTGCAAACATACATAGTCGCCATTATTTTTCTCTCCTTTGAATGAAGTTTTTGATTGATGGAGGCTTTTCCATCGCTTTGTAGGTTCTGTGCTTTATCGCTGGCCAGCTTTTGCACGTGATAGACAGAAAGGATAGAGAAGCGCCCCACAGATTCATCACCCGTGAGGCGTTCTCTATCCTTTCCTGTCGAGTGTATCATATCATAAAGGGCCTACTGGAATCTACTGGAATTCACTGGAATCAACTGGAATCAACTACCCAATTTCGGAACAACAATTCTCCAGTTCACGCTCCATCCTGTGGATATGCTTCTGCAGGTCACAGCGGAGTATAACTCCCGCAGTCTTCAGGTCGGCCTTGACCTGCCGGATTTTCTGTACAAGCACGTCCCGATTGGCCATATTAACACTTCCTAAATGTTTCATTCTTCATATAGATTAACTAATACTTCCCCAATTCCCTGTACTATAGGATCGGCCTAAAACTCCCCGTTTTCGAACATTTCTGGCCACAATCCAATAAAATCGCTCCGGATCTTTCTGGATTTGCTTTCAAACGGGTCCTCTCCAGCCAGGAAGGGAGCCGTTTTCATTGCAAAAAAGTTCTAAAAATCCCTTGCATATAGTACTGTTATGTGATATACTGTACTATATATTGAGGGGGGGTGTTTTAGGTGGCAGTACCAGAATCCATCCGGAAGGTTCCTCGTCCTGTCAACACCATCGTCCAGGATAATGGAAAGGACGGTCCCAACCGCTATCCTGTCCGTGAGCGCATCAGCGTCACGTATGTTTCCGGTGGCAATTCACAGCCCAAGAACGGAAAAGTCATCGGCCATATTGTGGATGGCATGTACGTTCCGCTCGGCGTTGCCGCCGTCAAAGCAGAGCCAGATATGTTGTCCTACGGGGCCAGTGCATTTGTCAGATCCGTTTCCAGAGATCTGTTTACGGAACTGCTTGGCGTTTATACACCCAAGGATGCCTATACCATCATGGCCATTGCCTCCCTTCGGGTCATCAAGCCGGAAGTATCTGCAAAGCGTCTTGCGACACAATACCAGCAAACGTTCGTCAGCAAGTTCTATCCGGGAATCGGCCTCTCCGAGAACACAGTCAGCGCTTTCCTTCAGGGAATCGGCCGTGACGGAAACCGCCGGTTGGCGTTTTACCATAAGCGAGCGGCGTCTGTCGCTGCGGACCACCATGTGGCAATTGACGGAATGCTCAAGCAGGATAACAGCATTGTCAACGATCTGTCAGCTTTCTCCTACAAGGCAAGAACCAAGGGATGCCGGGAGGTATCAATTCTCTATGCATATGACATTGAGGAGATGGAACCGATCTGTGCGGAGGTATTCCCTGGGAACAGCATTGATGCGACATCCTACAAATCCTTTATTCGGGATAATGATATCCGGAAAGGAATCATTGTTGCAGACAAGGGTTTTCCGCCATCTCAGATCAGCGACGAACTTGCGGAACGTCCCGAGTTGCATTTCCTTACCCCTATCAAGAGAAACGACTCCCGAATCACGAATAACAACATGCTGGCCTTCGAAGGCGTTCTGTCCGGTATTGGAGACCATGTCCTGTGCAAGAAGAAAGAGATCAAGGGCGGTCGATTCCTCTATGCATACCGATCTGCGCATAAGTCAGCAATGGAAGAAGCATCTTTTCTTGCCCGGCGCGAGGACAAGAACGACTACAATCCGGCAATCTACGAGAAGAAACGAGAAGTATTCGGCGTCATCGTCTTCGAGTCGGATCAGGACCTCGATCCCAGGACCGCTTACCTCTGTTATGACGATCGGTGGCTGCTGGAACTGGTCTTCAATCGGTACAAGAACGATGAATGCCTGGACAGAACCAATGTGCAGGGTGACTTTTCCGTCATTGGAAGTGAGTTCATTAACTTCATTTCCACGGTCATTACCTGCCGCCTAATCCGGAAGGCCCGGGAAGCCGAGCTGCTCAAACTCATGTCTTACGGGGATCTCATGGATGATCTGAATTCTGCATGGCGGAAGGTGGATGCGCCGGAAGAACCGGCGACCAATGACAACGGCTGGGTCCACACTAACGTTGGTGTTTTCGAAGAACTGGAAGCACTGGGACTCTCCAAACCGATTCCGAAACCCGAACCGAAAAAGCGTGGTCGGAAAAAGAAGGAATCTGTAGTCAACAAACCGAAAAGACCCAGAGGAAGGCCAAGAAAGAACCCTGTAAACGCTATCGACAAGCTGCTATAGTACAGCGATTTGGGATTTCGTTAATTAACTGAGAACCTTATGGTATACTTGCTTTGGCAGGCTAAACATTATGATAGAATGCCTGTGTAGGAGGAACATTTAGATGGCAATCAAACCTATCCCGTTAATCATTTTATTGGTCGTGTGTTGTCTTGCTGTTTCAGCTTTGGCAACAACGAATAAAAATCTGGATTCTTCTGGATACCATGGTGATCAAATTGGGAATAATATTATTCAAGCTTCATCTGAAGATAGCGTTTATATAATTTGCGATAAGCTGTATTTACACCAAGAACCTGTTGAGAAATCCGCTTGTTTAAGGCTGTTGACTTACGGTGAGGAGGCTCAACTGATTTCTGCCTCTGATGGTTGGCTTCAAGTAAACTATGTGTTCATGAACGATAATGAAGTTCAATCCGTTTCCGGGTGGCTTGATTCAGATTACTGTGTATGTGCAGCTGCCTATTATATTGCAATGCATCCCACACAGATCCGGATAGCGCCTAAAGCAGATGCATCTCTCATTTGCTATATTGATACATATGATAGCTTAAGAGTTTTATACGAAATAAACGATTATTATTGTGTAAGCATCAATGGTGCTGTCGGTTTCGTTGAAAAAGAGAGCGGGCAGGAAGATTAACTTCCTGCCCACATCATCTTACTTTAGCACAGACTTTGCCTTGTTGTAATATCCAAGCCGCACAGTATAGCCGGAAGAACTGCCCTTGACTGTAGTTGTTACTTTTTTTACTGTAGCATCAGCTGACTTGTTATTATAACTATCGATAATTTGGTTCAGGCCCTTACTCTTGCACCAAAACCACGCCGCACTAATGAATGGGTAGTTATCGGCAACGTATTTTGTTGCGTGTGCTGCGGGAGAGTAGATTTGAGAATCATTGATGAAATTCTTGAAGCTACTATAGTTATAATCGTGCGTTAGTTGCATAAACCCACCGCCACAATAAGGCGCATAGCTCGGACTGCCATTATACTGAGATTTGCTCCATCCTGCATGATAGGTATACTCAGTAAAGGTCTTTCCGAGATCCGTTTCTTTGCAACCCTGCGCAAGAAAATGCCGAATGTGTATTTTTTCAGTAAAATCGAATCGGCTATCATTGATTGCAGCATTTAGAAGGGCAATATTTGCAGGACGAAGAATAAGTTTACCAGTAAAGCCAATGCGTGCGAGCTTACCAGCAGTCAAACAACAAGTTCCTTTGCCTGAGAACCACCCTGTATCGGACACATTGTCTTCCAACAGCGCAAATGTAATCTGTCCAGCAAGCCCGTCAGCTGTAATTCCGTTGTTGGATTGATAAGTTTTGACTACGGACTTCAGAGAATCATCATAAGCGCCACTTGTTGCACAAGTATATCCCTTATTGTTTAACAAGGATCTTAACGTAGTGACAGCAGTTCCCGTATCGCCAACTTTCAGATAGCCATCGCCATTTCTAATCGTTGACAAACTTGGAGCTGTAGTTGTGCCTGTACCACCAGAGGAACCACTCCCCCAATTCTCATTCGTTATGAATTCGCTCATTACATAGCCAACATTATTGACATTTCCATCCCAGTATGTTTCATACCAGGTCGTATTATAAGCTTTGATCGGAATAGTAGCGTTGTTGTCAAAACGACCCCAATATTCATATCCTGCAATAGGCTGCTTGCGGCAAAACAACTTTCCGCCTGTAACTTGACCAGTTCCCCATTCGCTCATAATTGAAATCCTCCTGATTAAAATATTGATGTTTGTGCTTTATCGCTGGCCAGCTTCTGCACTTGATAGACAGAAAGGATAGAGAAACGCCTCGCAGGTTCATCGCCCGCGAGGCGTTCTCTATCCTTTCTTGTCGAGTGTATCATATCATAAAGGGCCTACTGGAATCCACTGGAATTCACTGGAATCTACTGGAATCAGCTACCCAATTTCGGGACGGCCACACAGCGGAGAGCCTTAGAGTGCACCTTGAACACATTGCTGACGGTACAGTGCATCTTGTCAGCGATCTCCTCCCAGCTGCGAAAGCAAATGTATCTGAGCTCCAGCAGTGTCTGGTATTCCGGATTTTCCACCGCGTAGATCGTGTGCATGATCTCCTGCTTCTTGTCTATCAGCTGATCGATGTCCGCATTGATCTCCGTCTGCATATCCACCATCTTGGCGATGGCATCCTCCATCGAATGAACGTTCCTTGTGTGGCTGACCACATCATCCTGCATGATGCTGGTGGTTTTGGTGGACATTTCCTTCAGCGTTGCCATCATATCCAGTTTGGAATTAATCCGCTGGTCAAGATGAAACGCCTGATTCAGATATTCCTTTGCGGTCATTTCACCGTCTCCTTTCTCAGTCTGTCTATCAAATAATCCGGATCTACCTGTGTCAGTACCCCATACCAGGAAGAATGGAAGAATTCTTCCAACTCCATAGCCTCTTTCATGGCGGCTTTGTCATCCGGGTGCTTCTTCAGCCTGCGAAGTGCGTCCCGGTAATCCTTTACTGCCTGCTCAATGATGCCATTGGCCAGTGCCTGGTATCCGTTCAAGGCATCACCGCCTTCGTTTTCTCTTCAAGGTAACCGTAAATGGCGATCAGGATGGTTGTAGCCAGCGGGTGATTACCCCATTTGGCGGCTATCGCGCCAATGTCCGCCGCAGCATCCATCCACCAATCCACAGCTGCATCAGTGCCGTTCGGTGGCGGCTGGCTGTGTGCTCCCAGATAGGTAGCGGCATCCAGCATGATTTTCAGTTCCGTATTTGTCATCGTGCGCCTCCCAGCTGTGCCTTTACCGCGTCGATGAGTGCAGACTGTGTTTTATCCTTCCGCTCCAGGGCCTGCATGATCTGTACGTCGATGGTGCCCTTTGTCATGATGTGGTGGATCACCACGGTGGAGGAAGTCTGCCCCTGCCGCCACAGCCGGGCATTGGTCTGCTGATACAGTTCCAGGCTCCATGTCAGGCCGAACCACACCAGAGTAGAGCCGCCTGCCTGCAGGTTCAGGCCGTGTCCGGCGGAGGCAGGATGGATGACCGCCAAGGGGATCCTTCCATTATTCCAGTCAGTGATGTCCTTGCTGGTGCAGATTTCTCTTGCCGCCGGGAACCGCTCCTGAATACGCTTCAGGTCATGCTTGAACCAGTAGGCCACCAGCAGCGGTTTGCCGTTCGCGCCTTCGATTAGATCCTCCAAGGCGTCCAGCTTCCGATCGTGAATCTGCACGGTATCCTTTTCCTCGGTGTACACAGCACCGTTGGCCATCTGACACAGCTTTCCGGACAGGGCAGCGGCGTTCACCGCATCGATTTCCTTACCCTTGACCTGAACGATCAGCTGTTCCTTCATCTGGTCATACACCTGCTGCTCATCATCACTCATGCCTACCAGCACGCGGTTCATAATGCACTCCGGCATCTTCAGGTGATCCGTCGCCCGCATGGAAATGGTGATGTCTCCGATCTTTCGGTAGATTTCATCTTCCGCGCCAAGCCGGGGCTTATATGAGAAGATCTGCTGCATGCTGCGCTTGTCGGGAACAAAGTAGGCTTCGCGGTACCGGGTGATAAAACGTCCGAGCCGCTGGCCCATGTCCAGGAGCCGGAACTCTGCCCACAGATCCATCAGACCGTTGCTGCTGGGTGTACCCGTCAGGCCTACGATACGCTTCACGGATGGCCGCACCTTCAGGAGGCTCTTGAACCGTTTTGCCTGCCAGCTTTTAAAGGAAGACAGCTCGTCGATCACAATCATGTCATACCGGAAGGGCAAGCCGCTGTCTTCCACCAGCCACTGCACGTTTTCCCGGTTGATGATGTGCAGGAAGGCAGGCCGCATCAGCGCTGCCAGACGTTCCTTTTCGGTGCCGACCGCCACACTGTAGCTCAGATCCCGCAGGTGATCCCACTTTTGAATTTCCGCAGGCCATGTGTCCCTGGCCACCCGTAGCGGGGCGATCACCAGCACCCGGCTGATCTCAAAAGCATCCAGGCACAGCTCCTGAATAGCAGTCAGCGTGATCACGCTCTTGCCAAGGCCCATATCCAGCAGGACGGCTGCTTCCGAGTGCGTCAGGATGAAATCCGTCGCATAAGCCTGATAATCATGGGGCACATATTTCATCCAGCACACCTCCGATCTGCTCAGGATGGTCTATGCAGTACACCGGAAACCCAAGCGACTCCAGCTGCCTTTTCCGCTTTACCTGCAGTGGGCGTGGGTGTTTTCCTGGAGCTTTCAGTTCCACAAACGCGACGCAGCGATTGGGCATCAGTACAATTCGGTCGGGAACACCGGCGAGGCCGGGACTGACAAACTTCAGTGCCAGACCGCCTCGATCCCGGACTGCCTTTCGCAGCGCCTGCTCCACTTGTTTTTCAATCATGGACTCGAACTCCTTTGCATCAGTGAGTATCGCCTAATGTGTGACGGTCGTTGACGGTCGTTCCCAAAACTTCTCTATAGGCCAATTTCCCTTGATTTTTTACCTATACAACAGTTTTGGAATTGACCATCAACGAGTGTCACACTTCCTATTAATATGTCATTCCAAAAAGTCGTCGGTCACATCGGCCTTCGTGCCCAGCGCCAGCCCGGTTACGAAGGACCCGTTCCGCAATTTCTGACGCGTGAAGCCCTCGTTCTCCAGGGCATTGTAGAAATCCGTCGTGGAGCGGGTGTACTCGCCTGTGTCCGCGCAGAAGGTGCGGTAGGCGGAGTAGAGCTCGCCGGATTTGACCTGCAGGCTGTTGCCGATCTCGCAGCGCTCATTCAGGAAATGACCCAGCCAGTCATTGTCCTCACGGTATTGCTTGATGGCCCGTTGGACACATTCTGGCAGAGGAATCTTGAAGTCATGCTTAATGACATCCGCTGCGCCCTCAATTACCCAGGAGAGGATCGCGCCGCCAGCATTTCTGAACAGGTAATCGCTGTAGTTTTTGATGTCGCTCTTGCCTTCGATCTTCGCATCAAAGGGAATCACGATCAGCCGTCGCCAGATTCCGGCATCCTTGGCACCGACCTTGGGCAGATGGTTGGTATAGAGCACGACGGTATGGCTGGGCGTATAGGCAAAGGGATCCTTATACTTTTTCTCCGCCGACACATCGTCCGTGGAGCACAGCTGCTTTACGATGGAGGTGTTCAAGCGGGTACCCTCCTCAAGCTCGGAGGCAATCAGCATGCGCTTACCCTTGGCCTCCGCCAGCTCCGGACGCACGTTCCGCTTGCAGCCAACGGTCAGAGCATCGGCGGAAATATTGCCGCTGTAGGTGCCGAGCACATGAGCCAGGGTATTCCAGAAAGTGGATTTACCGTTGCGGCCATCGCCATAGGCAATAATGAGCGCTTCCACAAACACTTTTCCCACGGCAATCATTCCGGCAACCTGCTGCACGTAGTGAATCAGCTCCTTGTCGCCGCAGAAGAACAGGTTTAGGGCATCCTGCCACAGGGCTTTCCCTTCTTCGCCCGGCTGCACGGCGGTCATCTTCGTGACAAAGTGATCCGCGCTGTGCGGCATCGCGCCAGCCAGGCCGAGCCGCAGGTCATACGCGCATTCCGGTGTATTCAGCAGGAAGGGATCAGCGTCCAGATCCTGGGGCCGGATCAGCACCATTGGCTGCACCTCCGCCAGAACAGCCTTGATGTTTTTGGACTGGCGGTAATTCATGGCCGTGGACTGGTACCCGATGGCCCGCATATAGGTCAGGTACGCCTGCAGCTGATCGTCGTTCATGTCGCTCTGGGCCTTCTTCTTGCTTTCCCTGTTCATCAGGTCGGCAGCGCCGTTCTGCTCCAGAATCTTGTAGGCCTCCGTCGCGGCAGTGGACGCTTCCTCCAGCTGCATATCGGAGAGATCATGCATGATGGCATGGGCGCGGGGCTTTGATTCCTCCCAGATATCGCCGTTGTACACGATGAAATCCGTTGCCGGTGAATAGCGCATCTGACCGGAGAAAACCTCTGCCAGCACACGCGCCTCCGCCACATCGGAATTGTCGCTGGGCCTGTACAGGAAATCGCCGTGTCGGGCAGCGTATTCCTCGGGAGACACATAGTCCTCACTCTGGGAGATCTTCCGGTAAAACCGTACAGCGCTGTGCCAGATCGTATCCAGCTCGCGCTGCTCTAGAGGCGGCACACAGGACGCGGCCTTCTCCAGAAACTTCTGCCGGGCCTCTTCCGTTTCACCCAGACGCTTGAGCAGCTTCCCGGCAAAGTGGGACATGGTCGCGTTTCTGCTTCCTTCGGGAATGATGCCGCTGGCATCCGGCAGAGGCAGGTTGGCGAAGGCCTCCTCGTTATCCGGGTAATACAGATCCAGGCATTCGTTCAGGGTGATGGTGCCTTCATGGAACTGTACCTGCGGATCCTTGGTGCCATAAAAGAAGCGGGCCGCATCCAGCGCCTTCGTGTCGAAATACGGGAAGATGCTGTTGATTTGCTTTTTCAGATTCTTATAGGTTTCCGGATCGGTCATCTCATCAATCAGGAAAAAGCAATGGAACCTGGGCCGGGCGCTCTTGCCCTCCTTGGGCAGGTTGTGGTGACGGCTGAAGTGGAAGCCGACCGTGACGTCCGGGAACAGGCTGAGAATCTTCTCCGGGGAAACCCACTCCTCAGGGTTCTCGCTGTGCCCGTTATCACAATCCAGCGCCAGGCAGTTGGTGCGAATGAAGTTCTCGTTGGAACGATAGCCATTGGCGTATTCAACCGCCACATAATCCTGGCACACGGCCTGCCGGAGAGATTCCTCGTCTCCGGCACAGACCTTGTGCGGATAAAGGCAGTTCCACTCATTGCCAATACAGTTGGCTCGATAAAGATTGAAAGCTGCCATTCGGATCAGGCCTCCATTTCAGACTGGGTCTCCAGCACGGACAGCATCCAGCGCAGTGCTTCCTTCATGGTTTCAAGCTCCGCGTCGCCGCCCAGGAAGATTTCGATGGAATCGCATCCAAACTGATCCGCTTCCACATTGCAGCGGATATCGGTACTGCCCAGATCCTTCAGGCGCAGATAGGTGCGGGAGCCGTGACCGGAATCGCCGCCCTGATAGCCGTTGGTACCGGCTTCTACTTCGAGGATATTGCAGTTGACGATCTCCCGGCTCCATGTGGTGACCTTGGAGCGGTCGATGGCGCGGATACGCTTCTTGGCGGGATAAGAATTACCGTCGGACTCGGTGTAATACATATCAGTTGACCTCCTTGCAATCGTCGGTAAAGAAACGGACTGTCTGGCCCTTGCGGCGTGCTCTGGCAATCTCAATGGACATTCCCTTGGAAATGCGGTCGCCGAAAGCCCAGAGCTCCGCGCATTTCGTCAGGAGGATGATGTTCATTCGCATGGCCAGATTCCGCTCGGCTTCGTTGCTGTCGTCCATAAACTGTGGGAACAGCAGGTGCGGCGTAATCGGAAGGTATCCCTGATCCACCGCAAACCGGCTGTATCTGCGGGCATTTTCCAGATTGGTTTCGGTGTCTCCGGAAAAGGGACTGCAGATGTAGACAATGGGACGGAACCGGGAATCATGAAGCTCCTGTTCCACCCGCGTCAGCGCCTCATAGGCTGTGGGATCGGGATACCCGGACGCGTTGAATCGGTTGATGTGGCTCATGTGACCGTGGCATAGCTTTTCATGCGATGCGCCTCCTTCATAAAGATTGGGCTTCCGATACCCACAGGACAAAATGGCTCGGTTTGGCAACCGGGCCGTGATTTTTTATGGAAAGAATTTTCTTCGAGATTTTTTCGGCGTCTGGTTGCCAAAGAACCGGTTTTTGTCCTGTGGGTTGCGAAGGGACACGAAACACCCCCTTCGGAAAGTGAGGTGCAGGATAAATGCAGGAACACTATGACAACCCTGGAACCGGTGCCACCGTCGAGAGCACACTGGACGAGCTCTTCGGAACGCTGTGGGCGATCTCCGTGATCACCCGACGCATGGCTGGCCAGATCAACGCAATGAGGCAAAAGAAAGGAGAACCGAAGCATGAGCAAAATGTCGGAACTGTCCACCGCCGTCGCAGAGCTGCACAAATGTGGTGAGGCCCTGATCGAGATCAGCCAGACCCTGCGGGAAATCTTCAGCGGCGACGAACCCGTGAACGAGAAGCCCGCTGCGCAGCCTCAGCAGGAACCCGCCCAGCCGACCGTTACATTGGAAGAAGTCCGGGCGGTGCTGGCTGAAAAGTCCGTCGCCGGGCATCGCGCTGAGGTGCAGGCGCTGATCCGGAAATGCGGCGTGGACAAGCTGAGCGCCGTTGATCCTAGCCGGTACGCTGACCTGAAGGCAAAGGCGGAGGTGTTGTAATGGCACCGCGAACACACGCAATCCTGTCCGCTTCGTCGGCGCACCGTTGGCTGAACTGCAGCCCCAGTGCCCGGTTGGAGCAGGACTTTGCGGATCGGGAAACGGAAGCCGCAGCCGAAGGCACAGCCGCCCATGCACTGGCTGAGCATAAGCTGCGGAAGGCGCTGAAGCTCCAGACAAAAAAGCCCATCTCCACTTATGACAGTGATGAGATGGACGGGCATACGGACGGATACGTCCAGTATGTGCTGGAAACCTTGGTGGAGGCGAAGAAGCGCTGCCCGGACGCGATCCTGCTGATCGAGCAGCGATTGGATTTCTCCTGCTGGGTGCCCGATGGCTTTGGCACCGGGGATGCCCTGATTGTGGCCGATGACGAGCTCTATATCATCGATCTGAAATATGGTCAGGGCATCGTTGTTGAGGCGGAGCACAATCCGCAGATGATGCTGTATGCCCTGGGTGCACTAACCATCTTTGATGGGCTCTACGACATCCGCACGGTCAGTATGACGATCTACCAGCCTCGTCGGGAGAACATTTCCACCTGGTCGATCTCCGTGGCGAACCTGAAGGATTGGGCAGAAAACACACTGAAGCCCCTGGCGGCCCTGGCCTTTCAGGGCAAGGGTAACTACCATCCCGGCACATGGTGTGTCTTCTGCAAGGCGGCGGTGCGCTGCCGGGCCAGAGCAGAAGCGAATCTGGAACTGGCAAAGCTGGACTTCGCCCTGCCACCGCTGCTTACCGATGCGGAAATCGGCGAGGTGCTGGGCAAGCTGGATGACCTGATCAAATGGGCAGACGAGCTCAAGACCTATGCGCTGGACGGAGCGCTGCATCAAGGTAAGCAGTGGCCCGGCTGGAAGCTGGTCGAGGGCCGCAGCGTCCGCAAGTACACCGATGAGGATGCCGTGATAGCTGCTGCCAACGCGGCGGGCTATAAGGACATCTTCAGAAAAACACTCCTGCCCATCGGAGAGATGGAAAAGCTCATGGGCAAGCAGACCTTTGCCGAGGTGCTAGGCTCCTGTGTCCATAAGCCTGCAGGAAAGCCAACACTGGTCCCTGAGTCGGACAAGCGCCCGGCTCTGAATAACGTCAAAACCGATTTCAATGAATTTCAGGAGGGTTGAAAAATATGGCTAAGCAGAATAACACCAAAGTCGTCACCGGTATCGTCCGTCTGTCCTACGCGAACATCTGGGACCCGAAGGCTCCCGTCAGCGGCGGTGATCCCCGCTACAGCTGCTCCTTGATCATCCCCAAGAGCGACACCGAAACCGTGGATGCCATCAACCGCGCCATCGACTGCGCGATCCAGGAGGGCATCGGCAAGTTCGGCGGGAAGATCCCGAATAAGGCCGCGCTGAAGCTGCCCCTGCGGGACGGCGACCTGGAGCGCGAGGATGACGCCTACAAGGGCTGCTGGTTCATCAACGCCAACAGCAAGACCGCGCCTCAGGTGGTTGACCGCCATGTGCAGCCGATCATCGACCGCAGCGAGATCTACAGCGGTGTATACGCCAGGGTCTCCATCAGCCTGTACGCCTTCTCTGTGAACGGGAACAAGGGCGTAGCTTGTGGCCTTGGCAACATCCAGAAGATCCGCGACGGCGAGCCCCTCGGCGGGCACACCAACGCCAGCAACGACTTTGATGCCGTAGACGATGGCGACGAGGATTTCCTGAACTAATCCGGAAAAGTCAGGGTGGCGGAGCAGTCTGCCACCCTTTTCTCTCTATGGGGGTGTATATGTGAAAAACATCAGTATCGATATCGAAACCTTCAGCAGCGTGGATCTGACGAGGTGCGGTGTATATAAGTACGCGGAATCACCGGACTTTCAGATCCTGCTGTTTGGCTATTCTGTGGACGGCGGTGAGGTTCAGGTGATTGACCTGGCTTCTGGGGAAAGCATTCCGGAGGATGTGCTGGCTGCACTGACAGATGATGATGTGACAAAATGGGCATTCAACGCGAATTTTGAGCGGGTGTGCCTGTCCCGGCATCTGGCTGATCTAGGCCTTTCTCTTGATCCTTTTCATGACAAACATCCATTATCGACGGCCTGCGCCAGCTTCCTGAATCCTGCCGGATGGCGCTGCACCATGGTGTGGTCGGCATATCTTGGCCTGCCGCTATCCCTGGCCGGAGCAGGCGCAGTGTTGGGCTTGGACAAGCAGAAAATGGCAGAGGGCAAAGACCTGATCCGATATTTCTGCCAGCCCTGTGCCCCGAGCAAAACCAATGGAGGCCGCACCCGTAACCTGCCATCGCATGACAGGCAAAAATGGGAAACCTTCAAGGCGTACAACATCCGTGACGTGGAAACCGAAATGGCAATCCAACACAGACTGCGGAACTATCCCGTCCCTGAGCAGGTGTGGGATCAGTACCATCAGGATCAGGAGATCAACGACAGAGGCATCGCGCTGGACATGGAACTGGTGGAAAATGCGATCCAAATGGATACGCAATCCCGGAATGAACTGACCGCAGCCATTCAGCGTTTAACCGCCCTGGAGAATCCCAACAGCGTCCAGCAGATGAAGGCCTGGTTGGCAGACAACGGACTGGAAACAGAGACCCTTGGTAAGAAGGCCGTTGCGGAATTGCTGCAGGATTGCCCGCCGGAGCTACGGGAGGTGTTGCTTCTCCGCCAGCAGCTGGCGAAAAGCAGCGTGAAAAAGTACATTGCCATGAAGAATGCAGTGTGCGCCGATGGCCGCGCCCGAGGCATGTTTATGTTCTACGGCGCGAATCGGACAGGCAGATTCAGTGGCAGGCTGATCCAGCTGCAGAATTTGCCGCAGAACAAAATGCCGGATCTTGGAGTGGCAAGGGAGCTGGTGCGCAGCGGAGATTACGAGCAGGTAAAGCTTCTGTATGACGATGTGCCGGATACCCTGAGTCAGTTGATCCGCACAGCATTTATTCCGGCACCGGGATACAAATTCGTCGTCAGCGATTTTGCGGCCATCGAGGCTCGCGTGATCGCCTGGCTTGCCGGAGAAGCCTGGCGGCAGAAGGTGTTCCTGGAGGGCGGTGACATTTATTGTGCGAGCGCGTCGGCCATGTTTCATGTGCCGGTTGTGAAGCACGGTATAAACGGACATCTTCGCCAGCGCGGCAAGGTCGCGGAATTGGCTCTCGGCTACGGCGGCAGCGTCGGCGCTCTGAAAGCCATGGGCGCTCTGGAAATGGGCGTACCGGAGGAGGAATTGAAGCCGCTGGTGGACGCGTGGCGGGAATCCAATCCAAATATCGTCCACCTCTGGTGGGACGTGGACAAGGCGGTCATGGAGGCTGTCATTGACAAAAGCGAAACGGAAACCCATGGAATCAGGTTCACCTGCAGCAGCGGGATGCTGTTCATCACGCTCCCATCCGGGCGTAGGCTCAGCTACGTCAAGCCACAGATCGGCACCAACCAGTTCGGTGGCGATGCCATCACCTATATGGGCATCGGAAGTACGAAAAAATGGGAACGGTTGGAATCTTACGGCCCCAAATTCTGCGAAAACATCGTGCAAGCAATCAGTCGGGATATCTTGTGCTACGCTATGCAGACACTTCGCACCAGCCGGATCGTGGCGCATGTACATGATGAGCTGATTATCGAATGCCCGCCGGAGGTCTCCCTGCAGGCGGTTTCGGATCAGATGGGCCGGACACCGCCGTGGGCTCCGGGCTTGGTGCTGCGGGCAGATGGCGATGAGATGGCGTATTATCAGAAGGCATAA